AACAAGCCGACAATCCCAAGCAAGGTATCTCAACTGACTAATGACAGCGGGTACTTGACGAGTGCTAACGCTGCTAATACATATTTAACGAAAGTAGATGCCGCCGCCAACTATATCACGGGATTGTCTGCGAGTGGATACAACATCACTTATACCAAAGGAAATGGAACAAATGGAAATATTACTCTTAGTGAGCCTAATTGCGGAGCTAAAAAGCCAATCATGACGGCATTAGTTAATTGGGCAGCAATGACGCAAGCTATTGGATATAGTGCGTCAACTGTAACTTTTACAACATATATAGACGGCGTAAACAAGACACTAACAATCCCAACTTGTTTTAATATACGGAATACTAGTACTGGCATATATGCATATGGCGGGGATGATGGAAATGACGGAACAGGAACTAATAGACCATTTTATAATGGCGACATTATTTTAAAACAAGATTATAAAAATTTTGACAAAATCCTTTTTATTATGAGTAACGATGATGGTAATTTAGTTTCATCTTATTTAATTGATGTATGGAATTTATTATACTTATTTGATAATTCATATAGGTTTAGCATACACGGCGATAATGATTTATACTGGTGTTTTTATGGGACTAAAAGATGGGGAAACACTACAGCTCGTCGTAGTACGAATACGTTCTGGAGAACACAAAACCAAAATTGCGGAATAATTGAAATATATGGATTAAAGTATTAAAAGGGAGGTATTTAAATGTTTTATTTATTTATAAACGGTAAATGTGATACAAAATGTGCAGATAGGAAACGTCTTGCAGAATTGGTTCAAAATATGCCAGACGAAGAGGCTACTATTTATGAATTTAGCTTAGATGTAAATCCGACACTATTAGAAATAGTAAATGGCGAGGCATGTTTTAAACAACCAGACGAAAATACAAAGATCATATCTTCTGATGAAGAAGAAAAAGCGCAGGCGGCACGGCAGCAGCTTGACGCAGAGTATGAATCAACCAAGAGCCAGCTCGCAGATGATTTGACGACAGCTATCTTGCGCGGTGATACAGAAGCGCAGGCAAGTATCCAATCGGATTACAAAGATTTAGAAGCGTCCTATGCTGACGCTATTGCAGAATAGGAAAGGAGGTGTAAATTATGGCATTATTTAAACCGGCGAAACGCTGCCCATTTTGCGCACATAAATTAGACGCAACAACGAAATTATGCACAAATCAAAACTGTATCGACTATAACGGAAAAATCACAAAGGACAAACAAACAGTAAACAACAATAAATAGGAGATGATAATATGCAAGAAAAAGCACGTAAAATTGTAATGAATTATTTTAACAACCATGTTTATGTAACTGACAAAAAGAAACTTACAATGGATAACGTATTTATTGTGTGGTTTAGCAAGACGCTTCAGAATTGGAAAGCACTTGTTAGCACAACGGCTGCTGATGGCATGTATTATGAAGTTACGCACAACGGCGACAAAAACGAAACTTACGTTGATGTATATAAGAAATGGGAAAATTACACGGTGAAAGATTAGGAGAAAAATTATGGAACCAATTATTAGTCATTGGTTAATATATTTGGCGGGGGTAGCAGACGTAATAAGAACAGCGTCCCTTGCTGGTATGGTATTGCTAGGTGGCATAACATGGGTACTTTTATTCGACAAAAGTAGTGGCGAACAATATCGCAGATATGGCAAATATACAGGAATAGCATTTATCATTTGTCTTATCTTAGCTACATTTATTCCGGCTGAAAAAACAGTATGGATGATGATAGGCGCATCGTGTGTAACGCCAGATAATATAACAGCAGTACAGGAAAATCTTATAGAGTTTGCTAAACAAATATCACAAGCAATTAAATAAAAAAAGGAGATAGAAAAATGAAATATCGTAAGAAACCCGTTGTTATTGAAGCATATCAGACAAAAGAAGAAAAAATTATTCACACACTCGAAGGTGACATGAAAGCCAGTGTTGGCGATTATATCATTACTGGTGTAAACGGAGAACAGTATCCGTGCAAGTCAGATATTTTCGAAAAAACTTACGAAAAAGTATGAGAAGGACAAATAAACATCAAATAAATAGGGTATCTTTTGTCGGCATGACGGGTGGTGTAAACATATCGCAAGCACCTGAACAGATAGCTGATACAGAGATGCAAAAAGCACAAAATTTCATATATGCAATAGATAGTAAACGATTAAAAGGGCGTGGCGGACTGGGATTACTATATACAATGAACGAAACCATTCGTGATATGTGGTATGACGTAGACACCAACGTCCTTTTACTATTCACAACGACATTCAAGGCATATCGGTATGTTATGGGGCAAGAACCTGTTCTTATTGGTGACTTAAACGGAAGCCAATCGCCAATGTGTGCAAAATTCATGGATAAAATATGGATTGCAAGTGGCGGTAAATTACAGTATTACGATTATACGCAAAATGGAGAATTACAAACCGTTTCTAGCTCACCGACATGTTCTATGGTATTTCAACGTTTTTCACGTATAGCGGTATCACAAGATGGAACCAACGGATTTTATTTATCATCGGTTGGGGATGGTACCGAGTGGGAAGAAGATACCAATAGGGCTGATAAAGAACAATGGTTAGATGTTGGATATGGTGATAGTGGCACAATCACGGCTATAGTACCACTTGCAACTGATATTATTTTTATCAAATCAAATGGCAAGATATATCAGCTAAGTGGTGATGCCGACCCGAATGATTGGCAGGTAACAGAAATAGCCAATGGCACCGACCCAGCAGGCACGAATTGTGCAGTAAACATTGGCAATTCCGTTGTATTTTTGTCTATACGTGGCTTAAAGTCATTGGCGGCAGTTATGGAGTACGGCAATATTGCTACGGCTGATATAGGAGATAAATTCAATGGTTTAATCACTGATAGTATGTATGAGCCAAGGTTTTATCACTTGCAACGGCATAGTTTATTACTAATACGCCCAACTACTGATTATAGTTATTTTGTAGCATACAACTATCAGTTGGGTAGCGCAACAACACTTAAATTCAATATGGATATAGACGCTATATGTGAAACGAGCGATGACATATTAGTGTCAAGCAAAAACAAGATATATCAGTGGGATGATAGATATACCGATGATGACGGCAAAAAGATAGAGTACATATTACAGCCAAAAGCCACGATGAGTACGGAACAGATGCTCATGAAAGCGATAGATACTAAATTTTCGTCGGATTATTCCGGCAAGGCAACCGTTCAAGAGGGAACATTGAACGTATCTGTACCAACTGACACAAGAAATAAAATTAAATGTAATCACTCTACGGCTTATATGGATATAAAAATTATATCCAATGACAGATTTATCGTAGATCATATTATGGTAGAGGTGGCAGATTTATGAGAAAAGAATTATTGGGATGGATAAAGGAATACGAAGAAAAGACAAATGATAAATTCTATGTGCTTCCTGATTTTACATTATGGTATATTCCTGAAAGGGGATTTTGCCAGTGGCGGGCAATGGATAAAGAGAAAACCATTCTATGTTGGAATCTTTGCCACGACGCTAAATTTTGGCGTGACGCATTAGAGTGCGTGGCGTTGCAATGGGGATACGACAGAATCATGACAACATGCATATTGCCGATTAAGGCGTATATACGCTATTGGGGATGGGAAATTATGCAGACATTTACTAAAGACGGAATGAGCCGATATATATGTAAAGATAAGCAAGATAGAGAAGTAGTTATCACACCGAAAAGCGTAAATGAAGACGGTACCGTAAATTATTTTGTTACAAACGAATTACGGCGAAAATATAAGCCGTGGAAAAATTACGATGAAAGGGCGTGATTAGATGGGCAAAAAAGGTGGTGGCAGTAGCACCACAACTTATACACCAAGTGCAGAAGAAAGAGCGTTACAAAACGAAGAATTAGAGTATATACGGCAGGTTAAGCCGAACGCATTTAAGCTGAATGATGTAGCAGGAAACCTGCTATACAATTCTTTGGGTGATACAAAAGTAGACTACAATCAGCTAATGAATGATGCACTTAACCAAGTTAAATGGGGACAACAGGGAATACGTAACTTGGCTGATGGGAATATTCCATCAAACTATCAAACAGCAATGGAAAACAGCATTAAAAGTGGTGTGCAAAACAGCATGGGTAATTTACTAAGCGATTTAGGCAATCGTGGCGTAGTCAGCTCAAGTGTCATGGATACAGGACTTAAAGGAATTAGTGATAGTGCGTCAAACGCAATGGCACAGAACTGGAGCAATACAGTAAGCCAGTTACAATCATTATACGGAAGTGGAATAGATGCAGCCGGGCAAGGGACAGCTAATGCGTCGGCAGCACAGGAAGCAGCACAGAACCCGGCACTTAATTTATGGAATGCGTCGTTAGGATTGAACGGAGCCACTACAGGAGCGTTAGCAGCTATTGGCGGCAAAGGTACAACTACAAATCAACAAAGCAGCGGCGGGAGCGGTTTATTTGGCGGCTTATTATCCGCAGCAGGCAGCTTTTATTGCTTTGCCCCTGAAACTAAAGTACGTTTAGCTGATGGCAAAGAAGTGTTGATAGGAGATATACGTGTAGGTGACAAGGTACTTTCACCACACGCAGACGGAACAGAAACGGTGGAAACCATATTACATACACTCGAACCTCACTACGCAGATTGTTACAATGTTGTTTGTAAAGACGGCAGAGAAACAAAATATGTATCAGCAACGCTCACACAGCCTATCATGAGTTCTGACGGCTCTTTTATTGAAGTAGGTAATATTACACTAGGGACTAAGATAAAAGGGTGTGGAACGGTAATTAATATGGTTTACAGTGGCGAACGCAAGGTGCGTGATTTACAGACAAGCGGCGTTAATACCTATTATGCAGATGGTTTTATTGCATTAGGCGGCAGTGCGGAAAACTGGGTAAAAGAAGGTGGAAAAGTTGGCGAATAAATTATCCAATATAAATAAAAGTATACAGACAGGAAGCCAAGTAAAAAGCAACTGGACGTTACCAACAAACCAGTTTGTACAGATGGCGTATAATGACCCTAAATTTGCATTAGGCAACTTACTGGGTACGTATTTATTAAACAGGTATGTTGGCAACGTAGATAACGGCGAAGCAAATGACATGCAGCCTAAACTTACAGCTAACAGCGGAACTCTTCCCGATTATCAAAGCACGCTTAACGCCGATACAGGTCATAGATTCCAAGTGGATGAAAACGGCAATGTAGCATATCATGCGCCGACGCTTTCACCTGCTATTACAGTAGATAACCCGATACAGGCAAATCAAGATTTTAAAGATTACTATAATTCGTACAATAATAAAAACATTGATGGATCTGGTTTGCTTGATATGACGCAGCTTGCACAAATGGCAGGAGTAGCACCTGCAGCACCAACAGCCATACCAGTAACGCCGCAACAGGCGGGTGCAGTTAATCCCAATCCGTTAAATGGCGGTAACTTTGCTATTGACGGAGATTTAGGGAAGTACGCAACAACTAATCCGCAAAGCCTTACAGGCGGTACATGGAAATACCATGGACAGTTTTCCCCAAAAAACTATGGTGATATAGCATGGGCAGCCGTATCACCGACAAATGCTGATGCCCAAACAAAAAACGAGCCAATGTATACATTAAACGGCGATTTTCCGGGAATGATTCAAACGGGTAATATAGACATTGCAAATAGACCGACGGTAAAATTGCCGGATGGAAGAATTGCAACAGTACGCAGTGCTTCATTTAATATAGATGGCAAAGAAGTATTACTGCCGACGGTATCCAAAGATGGCAAATTATGGACAGACCAAGAAGCAGTAGAAAATTATCGGAAAACAGGTGAAAATTTAGGCGTGTTTGATTCGCCCGAAGCTGCAAACCGATATGCACAGGCATTGCATGAACAACAGGATGAAATGTATGTAAGACCAAACGAACAGCCGATTAAAGACGAAACACCAATTAAGGATGAAGGACAACCGATTAAAGAAGAACCACAGCCAATTACAGCCAATGCGATACCAATTACGGAAGATAAGAAAGAACAGCTGAATGGGAATACATTGCGTATTCAATCCGCTAACGACGGTAATATATATGATTTTACTATTTCATCTGATGGCAAATGGATACAATTCCCGAACGGCGGTAAATTGCCAGCAACACAGAAAGATGCATTGATTGCAGCAATGCATAATCCCAAACAAAGCTATGATGATATAGAAGCGTTTGCAACGCCTTTGCACAATATAACGCCTAACTTGCCACAAGACGTAAAAGACGCAATAAAGAAAGACCCTGCCAAAGCAACAATGGCACGAATGATGGCGAATAATATTGATTCACGTGATATGACCGACAGCACCAACCCCGGCGTATTCACCGACAATTTACATATAGGTATCCCAAACACCATACAAAACACGGAACAAACAGCAGTAAATCCAAACGAACCACAACCTTTTAATGCCGAGCAATGGAAGCGTGATTTTATCATCAGACAGCGAAAGAAAGGCTTTTCATCTGATGTTATAAATGATATGTTAGGCGACTTGATGCCACAAGCACAGGCACAGGAAGATAAGTATAACAGATACCAAGCAGGTATATTAATGCCACTGTATCAAACGGCGGTAGCTAATAAAGATTACTCAACAGCTGCACAGCTTGCCCAAGGAATGATGCAGTATAACCAAGAAGTCGGGAACTACATGCTTAGTAGTTTGCCAACGGCACAGAATTTCTATGCTACTGACGTAGCAAAAGACCGTGCAGCAACAGCAGAAGAATATAAGAAAACGAATATGGATATAGCGCAGAAATACAAAGAGAAAAATGACAAAACGGCATTTGAAAACAATAAAGCATTGAAAGAGCTTACTTATCAGCAACAAGTCCAGTTGAAACAGCTGGATGAATTTTTGAAAGAAAAAAGTATAGCGTTTAGCACACAGCAAAAGTTAGCATTTGCCGCAGCGTCGAAAGAGCAACAATACAAATGGCTTATAAGCCATGGAGCAACTAATGAACAAGCACTGGGAATTACCGGCGGCAAAGGTACATCGTCGAGAAGTAGCGGTGGCGGTTCATCTAGTGGTGGCGAAAAAATATCACAATCTCATCAAGAAGCAATGAATAAAGTTAGCGATTTATATGAAAGAGCTATGAAACCAAACGAAGATGGAACACTCGATGCTGATGCAGTAGATGCCTTGACCGAATGGGCAAATGATAACGCTGGAAAATATGATGATGATACACGAACATTAATAAGAAGTATGGCTTATGTTGCTCAAGGCGTTAGACTTGAAAAAAACGGAGCGTCTGGCGATACCGTATATGAAAAAGCTTTTAAATATGTACCTAAATATTATTTGGAACAGCTTTTACCTAATAGAAATTTTGATGGATACGATTAATTATTGAAAGGACTGTACTATGTCTAAATTAAGCGATTACTTACTGAATAATACGAATATACAAGATGTACCTGAAGGAGCGGCACCGGGATATGAAGATAATTCTGATTCCGATTCTTCTAGTAGTAGTGGTTCTTTTTTTGATTCGGCAAAAAAGTGGTGGCATGAATATACCGACGCAGTATCAGAAGGTCGCCCAATGTGGAAAGAAGAAGCAACGGTAAGCCCAGTTGATTGGGGTACAGCAGGTGGCAACGGCTCTATGCCGACCACCTTTTCTAATTCCACATATCAAAGCATGCAAAACCCTGATACTACGCTTAGTGATGTCGGCAATGCCATAGTAGACAGAGTGTCAGAAATCACACCACAGCCGATTGTTGATGCATTTACGCCACAGACAATAGCACCTAACTGGCAGCCAAGACCACTTGATGACAGTGTATATACTGATATACCTGGTACGCCAACTGCTAGCGGAGAGTTTGGCGCATTGGAAGATGAAAGTGTACGCAAAAAGCGCATGGATGAAGCAGCACAATATATGGCAGATAATTACCCCCGTGCCTATTCAGCTATGTTGGGAGCGGTATCGGGGGCAGCTAATGTTGCAGGCGGTATCCGTAACGCAATAGGTGGAGAAAACAGTGACTGGATTCTACGTAATGCAGAAAAATCGGAAGAAGCTATGAAAAAATTCCGTCAGCAGTGGGAAAACCAGTACGGTGATAGCGGATACTTGTTAAACCCGAATGGGCTTGCCAATGATATTGGTAACGGTATCGGTTCCAGCCTTCCTATCATGGGATTGTCGTTATTAGCCCCTGAAGCGGCAGTAGGCATTGGTACAAGAGCTATTACAAGTGCGCTTACACGTGCAGGGCTTGGAAAATTAGCAGGAAGCAAAGTAGGGCAGGCACTTATTAAAGAAGTTGCATCAAGCCCAATGTCTACAGCAGGCGACACTATGGCTGAATACGGCTCGATGGTTGATGAGCTTGTACAAAGCGGTATGAGTGAAGAAGAAGCGAGAGAAAAAGCAAAATCTATTATTCCTCGAAATATTGCTCTTGATACATTAACTCTTCCAGGCGAATTGTACGTTATGAAAGGTGCAAAAGGCTTGGGACGCAGATTCCAAGCAGCAAGCACGGATAGTATCGGCAAACGAATTGGAAAAGGAATGGCACGTGCTGGAGTAATGTCTGTTGGCAGTGCCATTCCTGAAGGATACCAAGAAGGCGCACAGAACGCTTTGGAAGATAATGTAAAAGGTGAACGAAATACAAACTGGTTTAGCCCGTTCTCATGGAATGACGATGACTTAGAAGCTGCACGTGCCGGGGCAGTTGGTGGTGCATTTATGGGTATTCCCGGCAACGTTGCCAAAGGCATGCAGACATATTCCAATACAGGCAATGCAGGTATAGACGCAACGGTAGATGCCGCTAATGAATACGGCTTAGACCCTAAAGGATTGTTGTCAATTGGCGCAAGAGAAAGCGGTGGCGACGATGTAACTGCCATTGGATCGGCTAGCCCAAATGCATTCCAAATTACAGATGAATCAGCAAGCGATTACGGCGTAGATGAGATGTATCCTGAATGGAAAACAGACTTAAAGCAGAATGCGGAAGCAGCCGCATTTATTCTTACCAAAAAAATCGAAGAAAACGGCGGCGACTTCTGGGCTGGAGTACGTGCATATAACGGTGCAGGACAGGCGGCAGATGAGTATTTAGCAACAGTACAGAATACCTATAACAATATTCCTGATGGCTATGTTAGCAGCGGCGGTGGTAGTGGAATACAGCCATACAACTTGCCGACGCAGGGTGCAGATATTGACGAACAGGTAAGCAATTTAACACCCGAATTTCAATCGGCATTGCCTACTATTGGCGGCATACTGAATGAAATGGGATTAGCTGATGGAGCGGCTATTTCATCGGCTGCACGCACGCCCGAACATAACGCAGAAGTAGGCGGGGCAGAAAATTCCTATCATGTACATAATGACGCAGTAGACATTGTATTGCCGGAAGGAACGACACAGGAACAGGCTGATGCCGTTGCAGAACGATTCCGTGAAACTGGGGCATTTAAGGAAGTATTATTCCATGATGCAGGTAGCGGCTATCACTTACATTTAGGCGGGTATAACGGTGGCTTGAATAGTCGTGGCGGTGGTGTAGGCGGCACGGTAGAAGGTTCTTATAATGGTGATGGCGGCGCAGCTTATATGGAAGCGCAGCGTGAAGCAGATAGAGAATATCAGCAGGAACAGCGTGATAGGGACAATGCATATCAGCAGGAAATAACTAATATCATGAATGACAATTCTGCTGAAACCATTGCGGATGATGTGGACAAAGAAATGAAGGACGCCAAAACACAGCAGGAAGAAGGAATGAAAGCCTTAACGCCTGACCAGCAAAAAGAAGAAATTGGCAACTACCTTGATTCTGTATCCCAAGATGATATAAGCGATGCAGATTTTAATACATTATGGGATGCCACACAATCAAACGACCCTAAACAGATACAGACTGCATATCAGACGATGCAGGTTAATAAGCAGCAGACGGCACAACAAACAAAGCAGCCGATTCAGCCAGTAAATACGCCTGTACAGCAAACTGAAAAACAGCAGCCTAAACAACAGCCTGCACAACAAGTCAGCATGAATAATGAAACAACTAATCCGATAGCCCAAGCAACACAGGGAACACAGGATAATAAGCAAACACAACCTTTAGAACAGACAGTACAACCGCCGCTAAATACAGCACCAAACAGTAAACCAATTCAACAAGGAGAAATAAAAAATGAAACAACGCAAAGCACCGAAGGCACCAACAATCAAAATGTCAACACCGAATCTAAAGAAAATCAGCGTGAAAATGCCGAAACCGTACAAGCCAAAGAAAGTGCCGAAAATAAAGGGACAACGGGCATAACAGAAAATGTAAGAACTGATAATGCAAAACAGAATATCCCTGCACAGTATAAATTAGTATCAGCAGATGATTTAATATCTTCTGACATGCCTGCATATCCTCAACAGTATCAACCTAGAAATAGAAATCGTTTAGGTATGGTAGCACAGGTAGAAGATATGTCTAACCAATTAAATCCATCCGCAGTTGTAGACCCAACAGGTAATGTAAATATGGGTTCGCCTGTCATTAATAGCAAAGGCGTTGTGTTAAATGGCAATGGTCGTACCATGGCTATTAGAAAAGCATACAATAAAGGGAACCAATCAGCACAGGCATACAAACAATACTTAAAGGATAATGCGGAAAAGTTAGGCATAGATCCAGCCGCAGTAGATAAAATAAAGAATCCTATGATTGTGCGCCAAGTATCTGACGATGCACCTATAGAAGACATTATTCATAGTACGGCTGGCGGCTCAAGAATGAGTGCAAGCGAACAGGCAAAGAGTGATGCAAAAAAAATACGTACATCAACGCTTGATAAATATAAGAAAGAAAATTCGCCTGATTTGTCTGCACCATCTAATCGTGAGTTTGTTAAATCGGTACTTGATGACATTACAACAGATGCAGATAGAAACGTAATGTATACCGAAAATGGACAAATAACAAAGGAAGCTATACGACGTGTACAAGACGCCTTATTCGCAAGAGCTTATGGAGATGATTCATTACTTAACCGCATGACAGAAAGCACGGATGACAATATCCGTATAGTATCAAAGGTTATGTTGCAGTGCGCCCCTAAAGTTGCTAAACTAAAAGAAGGACAAGAACACGGAGATTTTTATAGCGAATATGATGTATCAAACGTTATTACACAGGCAGCAAAAGACCTGATAGAAGCACGTGAAGCAGGGAAACCAATTTCTTATAAATTACGTGAAAATGATATGTTTGAAGCGTCAAAACGCAAGGATGATGAAGCTATAAAAATCACGCTAAAATTTTTTGACGATAACAAACGCAGACCAAGACGGATACAAGAATACGTTAATTCTCTTGCTGATTATGTCATTGGCATGGGAAGTCCGAAACTCGAAACAGAATCCAATCCATTGTTTGACGGCGGCGAACGAATGACAATGGATGAATTAGCTAATTTTACGGAGGAAGAAATCAATGGCGGACGAAACAGTAATTTACATGTCGAAAGTAAAAGAACTGACACCCAAACAGAAAGCGTACCTCAGACAGTGCAAGAAGAAAGCGGAACAGCAGGAAACGCAAGCATACAAAAAAGCAATGAAACAGAAGTAAAAGAAAATACCCATTTACAGCCTGTTAAAGACGCTATTGCTAATGGCAGCTATAAACTTATAGCAAAAGAAGCTGTTGAATACGCTAACAACGTTGTAAGCGGTTTAAAAGACGGCATACTTACTAAAGAACAAGCACAATTACGAGTTAATGATTTAGTAAGTGCTTTACAAACAAAAGAATCAAATGGGAATAGCGTGATGGGTAATATTCCTAAATTCATGCAGAGAACAATACTCGATGCATTGAAAATGACAAAAGATGCTATCAATGGCAATATCGAGTACGCAGGTATGAGTAAAAAAGAAACCCAAGCCGCAAAAATGCTTGATGAAACGATAAAAGGCATTAAAGATGGTTCTATCACGCCTGCAAAGGCAGATGATGAATTAAGAAATGCAAGAGTAGCAGCTAAAGAAAACGGTAAACAATCGTATGCATTTAGTAAAAAACTAAAAGAAGCAGAAGACTTCATTAAAGACAAAAACAATTACGGCACAAAACAGGAAGAACGGGAAGCTACTGAAAACAAAGAAAAGCCAGAAGAAAAACAAGAAGAAACAGTAAGACAGTCCGTTGTACAACCGTTCAAAGAAAAAGCCGACAGCATACTAAAAGCATATATGGCTAAAAAAATAAGCAGGACGAGTGCAGAACGTCGTTTAGTAAGAATTTCAGGTGATGCAAATGCCGCATATTACGGAACTTTTGATGGAATGGAAGAAGTTAAATCCCAAAACAAACTTAATTTTAGTGAACGTTCCGCAGCACAAGACTATGCAAACGATGCAATGAAAAAAATAAAGGAAGAATATCACAAAAGGCAAGAAAAAAAGAAAGCCAAAGGAAAGCCCCAAAATACTAAAGAAAGCCAAGCACAAGAAACAAAGGCAACGGAATCCAAAGAGGACCACAAAACAGAAAGCGAACCGGAACGCACAAGCCCTGATGAAATTGATTTGCGTACAATCTCCATAGAAGATGCAGAACGGCAGGCTATGGAAGCGTTAGGCATTAAGCCGCATAAAAAGCCTGTACTTCCTAAACCGACAAAAGGGTCACCGAAATCAAGAAAAAGAACACCGATTAAAGATGATGAAACATTAACACTTCATATCGTCGACCAATCAGATGAAGCGTTAGCAGAAGCATTAAAAGTGTTTGATGAAGAAGCCAGCAAGTTAAATGCTAACCCCATGTTTAATCCTCGTTTAATGACAGCAGCAATGAAAATAGGTGCCATTCATTTACAGCGTGGTGCGAATAAATTTATTGACTGGCTTAAAGCTATGAACAGTACAGATAGTCGTTTAAAATCTTATGCACCAGCCGTTTGGAAAGCATTGCAAGTATTCCCTAAAAATGGTACGCTTAATGAAAAGCAAATGACCTCTCTAATTCAGTTTGTAGGCGTTATGTACCATCATGGTATAACGGATAAGACAGACCTTAGAAAACGCTTTATAGCGGCATTGGGAGTGAAAAATGCTAGATATTTTGACACGGCATATACTGCTATTGTTGAATATCCGACGGCAGAGGAATTGAAAGGCATAGATACCAAGGAAGAAAATACAGTTGAAGAAACATCAAATAATGAAGACAATAAAAACAGTAAAGAAGAAAGTAATAACGAACAAATTACCACAGACGAAGAAAATTATCATGGATTTCTTGATGGCAAAACAGAGCGTGAACAAAACGAAATACGTTCTGCTCTTAGCATGAAACACAACCCGTTTGGTTTTGCTGACGGTTTTGTTCCTATCAAAAAAACTATTGAATCAGATGCACGTGCTACACGTGATGGACGACGTAAACTTTTTTCGGAAGAAGAATTTAAAGACCGTATAGGAAGAGTTAAAAAACGTTTTAAGGATATAATGTATGACTATTACAAATATCTTTGCTCGTTGGATAGTCAGACATTATCAAAAGAAAGTAATAAAGAAACAAAAGAAAGTACAGAAAAAGGAGGAAACAACAATGAACAATTACCAAAGAGCGAAGGACTTAGCGGAGGACATACAGGAAATGAATCCGCAAAAATGGGAGGAACTGAAAAAGCAGGGGAACCCGTTGGAAAAGCTGGAAAAGATACTGGACTTGAACGACAAGAAGAAAGAAAGAATTCGCCGTCAGATAGTAGAAGACAGGCGGGAGGAATGGAACGGGAATCCGATAAAACAAATGCAGATAGACCAAGAAGCGGAAATGATAGCACAGGAAATGGCACAAGAAGAGATAAACAATCTGTATTAACACCAGCACAAAAGAAGAATGCGAAACTTAGTGAAGTAGCAGGACATAACTACCATATAAATGTAAAAGAAAGCGATGAAAGCGGCAGTGTAAGGGAAAAAATAACCCAAAACATTGCCGCTATTAAATTGCTCAAACAATTAGAGGCAGAAGGGCGACGTGCTACACCTGCCGAACAAGCTGTTTTGGCTAAGTACAGCGGATGGGGAACCATTGCAGATGCTTTTACAGATAAATATGGTAAAGAAAACGCAGAACTCAAAGAAATACTTACCGAAGAAGAATACAAGAGTGCAAAAAAAGCAGCTACTACAGCATTCTATACTGATCCAAAAATAGTTAATAAAATATGGGAAGCCGTTGAAAAGCTTGGCTTTAAAGGCGGCAGAGTACTTGACCCATCCATGGGTACAGGCGTATTCTTTGGATGTATGCCAGAAAATATTGCATCAAAATCGGCACTTACAGGCGTAGAAATTGACAACCTTACTGGACGCATAGCACAGCAGTTGTATCAAAAATCCAATATACAAATTACCGGATTTGAAAAAATGAAAGGGCTAAACAATTATTTTGATTTAGCTATTTCAAACATTCCATTTGAAAACATTCATGTGCATGATATTGAATTTGATAAATATAATTATCAGATACATAATTACTTTTTCGCTAAAGCAATGCAAAAAGTACGACCAGGTGGATTGGTTGTATTTATTACTGGTCAAGGCACTATGCAAAGTAAAAAAGATGCTGAAGTATTAAGAGTTGAATTATCGAAAAATGCCGACCTTATAGCAGCTGTAAAATTGCCAAACACGGCTTTTAAAGGGAATGCAAAAACAGATGTAACAACGGATATATTGATTCTCCAAAAACGCGAAACACCTGCCAAAAAGTCAAAATATGCACAGTTATGGGATAAGATACAGCACGTCAGTGTACAGACTGGAAAATGGATGGAGTCAACACCACTAAATGAATATTACGTAAAAAATAAGGATAACATGCTTGGCAATCCAATTGGGACAAGAACGCAATATGGAGAAATTAAATTCGTGCTTGATGGAAAAGACGTGGACTTGGAGGAACGGTTTGACAAACTCATAGAAAAGCTTCCCAACGATGTATACCAGCCCAAAAAGAACAAACAAGGGGATACTGTAAAGGCAACTAAGACTGCGATCGCTGATTCTAAAATGCGTGATGGTGCTTTTGTAATAAAAGACGGCGTTCCCATGCAAAACGATAACGGCGTTTTAAAAGAAGTTAAGGAAAGTAAAGCAAATAAAGGCCGCACAGAATCTTATATCCGATTAAGAAACATCATGCAGGAATTAATAGCCGCAGAAATTGACCCGAAGTCTACTAAAGAAAAATTAAATGTATTGCGTAAAAATCTAAATAGATTTTATGATGAATTTGTTAAGAAGTATGGGTATCTCAACGAAAGAAAGAATCACAATGCATTTGTTTCTGATCCTTCATATGGTACAGTAGAAGCATTAGAACGATGCGAATACACGAAAGAAAAAGGGAAAGCAGCTAAGATTTCAAAAGTTGAAAAAACAGCTATATTTAAAGAACGTACTATAGAAGCAATAAAAGATATTACCCGTGCAGATACAGCGGCTGATGCGTTGGCGGCGTCTTTAAATAACAAAGGCACGGTAGATATTGATTACATGGCACAGCTTACAGGCCGTGACAAAGCTGATGTTATTCAAGAACTACATGGCAGTATTTACAAGAATCCAGTAAGCGGCAATTACGAAACAAGTGAGGAATATTTATCTGGTAACGTACTTGAGAAACTGGAATATGCAGAAGAAGCGGCTAAAACCAATCCTGCGTACAATGAAAATGTAAAAGCATTGCAAAAGGTACAGCCAATAAAATTGCAGCCACAAGAAATATATGCTTCCCTTGGTGCTTCATGGATACCACAATCTGATGTAGAAGACTATGCAAATAGCCTCATTGATAATGATGAAGCAGTAAAAGTTTTGTATCATCCAGCATTGGGTACGTGGGAAGTCCAAACTACAGGATTTATTGACCCTGTATCTGAATATCAAACAAATCGGCGCAGTTTTGTGGAAATACTTGATGCCGCTTTAAATAATAAAGATATTAAAATAACCCATACTGAAGACAAAAAGCAGGTACAATCAAAAGAAGATATAGAAGAAACAACGCTGGCAAATCAAAAATTAGAGGATATTCGCAACAACTTTTCAAAGTGGCTATGGGAAGATGATGAACGTGCGGAAAGATTATCCGATTATTATAACCGTACATTTAATAATACGGCATTGCGTCAATATAGTGGCAGCCATTTAAACTTCAAAGGTATGAATGCGTCAATTAAATTACGTGATTACCAAAAAAATGCTATATGGCGTATCATGCAAAATAAAAATACATTGTTAGCACATTGCGTAGGAGCTGGTAAAACATTTACTATGCAAGCAGCAGCAATGGAAATGAAACGATTGGGTATTTGTCAAAAACCATTGTTTGCTGTCCCTAAAAATGTCGTCAACCAGTTTGCAAAAGAATTCCGTATATTATACCCAAATGCAAATATTCTTATTGTAGATAGCGATACTTTACCTGCTGTACCTAATAGCACGCCTAAATCCGTAGTGAATAAAGAAACAGGCGAAGTAACGGAACAAGAGCTGACGCCTAAACAAAAAGAAAAGATAAACAATCAAAGAGTTAAACGAGTACGTGCCTTATCAAGAATTAAAACAGAAGATTGGGACGCCATTATTATTTCACATACCACACTTAACAGGCTTGCAATGGCACCTGAAGCATATCAAGCATTCTACCAAGACCAAATAGAACAGCTTGAATTTGCTGAACGTGAAATAATGGCAATGGAAAACAAAGATGTAAATTCTAAACGGTTCTTAAAAGAATTGGAAAAGAAAAAACAGAATTTACAAGCTAAAATGGAAAAGGCTATGTCGGTAGAAAAGAAAGATATTGGCATAACATTTGAAGAACTAGGGATTGACCAAATTTTTGTTGACGAAGCGGATAAGTTTAAAAACTTGGCATTCACTACTAAACTAGGACGCATATCCGGCATTTCTTCTAATGGGTCACAGTCTGCCATGGATATGTTCATCAAAACACAGTACTTAACCAAACTGAATAATGGTCGTGGGGTAGTGTTTGCTACTGGCACACCAATTAGTAACACCATGAACGAAATGTATACCATGATGAGATACCTGAATATGGATGCCTTGAAAAATACAGGGAATGCATATTTTGATTCGTGGGTAAGTACGTTTGGACAAATCGTAACTAAGCAAGAACGTGACCCTAGCGGTGTAGGCTGGCGAAATACAAAAGCAGTTAAATTTGCCAACACCCCTGAAATGGTACGGCAATTCCGTGAAGTTGCCGATGTAAAAAGACCGGAAGATATTAAAATAAAACGACCAAAAATAAAAGGCGGCAAACCGACAGTAATTGCAGTAGAGCCAACTGAAGCTTTAAAATCCTATATTAGAAACGACATTGCCGACCGTGTAAAAGCCATAAGAAGCGGAAACGGATTCGGGCAAAAAGGTGCAGATAATATGCTTGCGGTAACCAATTCTTTGCGGCAAGCTTCTCTTGATATGCGTTTAATTAACCCAGCTTTAGGAGAAGAAGAAGGCGGCAAAGTACGTGCGTTGGCTGACCAAGTAACACAGGTATATGAAGATACAGAGAAAGAAAAAGGCGCACAAATCATCTTTTGCGACTTATCAACACCAAAGGGAACATCTGATAAAATTGACGAAAAAACAACGGATGACGACAACTCAAAAGAATCTCAAGACATGTATGCTCGTATCATGAAAGCCTTATTACAAAAAGGGATACCAAAGAACCAAATTGCATTTGTTCATGATGCAAAAAACGACGAAGAAAAGCAACAGCTCTTTGAAAAAGTTGATAGTGGCGAACTAAGAGTGCTTATTGGCTCTACTGAAAAAATGGGCGCAGGGACAAACTTTCAGCACCATTTAGCAGCATTACACCATTTTACATGCCCATGGCGTCCTCGTGACCTTGAGCAGCGTGAAGGACGTATTTTACGTTACGGGAACATGTTTGATGAAGTACAGATTTTTGAATATGTAACCAAAGATAGCTACGATGCTAACATGTGGGAAAAGGTAAAAAATAAGGCAATGACTATAGCTCAAGCAATGAGCGGCGACTTAACTACCCGTATTGTTGACGATGCCGATAACGGAGCTATTACTTATGCAGAAGCCGAAGCACTTGCTACTGGGAACCCCTTGATGCGTGAAAAAACAGAAGTAGATACAGAAGTAATGCGATATAAAGGAATGTTGTCAGGACATTTACGTGAAGTATCGAATGCACAAAGAGAAATAAAAATACATGCACCAGAAATCCCTAATAACAAAGCCAAAATGGAACGAATAAAAAAAGACATTGCACAGCGGCAGGATTTAAGCGGAGATAAATTTAAGGCAACAATCGACGGTAAAACATACACTGAAAGAAAGAATGCAGATAAGGCTCTTTTAACCGCCATAAAAGACTTGAAGAACAACACTGTTGAAGAAATCGGCAGCATTGGCGGTTTTGCTATTAAGGCAAGAAAAGAAGTCGATTATAGTAGTGATAAAGGCGTCCACTATATAACCAAAATCACCCTTGTAAAAAATTTCTCATATGAAGCTGGCCCATCTATAAAAAGCATTGAAAGCACGATAAACAGCAAACCTGAAACAACATTAAAAGACACGGAAAAAGAAACGGAAAAATTAAACAATTCTATTAAAGCATGGGAAAAAACGGCAGGGGCTAAGTTTAAATATCAAGATAAGCTTGATGCGCTTTTGAAACGCCAAAAAGAAATCAACGACGAATTTGACAAAATAGAAAATAGCACAAACGAAAGCACAGAGAATAACGAAGAAACGACGCCAGCAGAGTATTCTGTACGTGATAACAGCAAAGAAATACAACGTTCCATACAGGAAGTCAAAGACGAAATAAAGAACGCTTTACCGACGGCAAAAGACGTTACAGAAGATGGCAATACAATTACATTTATAATGCCGAATGATTCTAAAATTGTCGTAGATGTTCAAAATCAAATCGCACTGACAGCTGAACAATTAGCACAAGCAAAAAAAGACCACAACATAGACGGTAATGTTGTAGTCGAAGGGTATGCCAAGAAGTATGGCAAAGATGCCTATATTGCTTTGTCACAGGGTGCCCGAAAAGGTACAGGGTATCATGAAGTATATCATGTGGCAGAAGATACCGTGCTGAATGACAAAGAAAAAGCAGCTCTTAGAAAGAAATATCCAAATGAAGAAATGCGTGCAGATAAATACGCCGAATGGGTGGAAGCAAGAAAACACGGCAAAGGTACGTTGTTTGGCAAATTATTCCGTAAGATACAAGATTTTGCAAAGAAAATGCAGGCTATTCTCACACGCACCGAAAACGTACATAACGTATTCCGCAAGATTGAAAGCGGTGAAGTATGGAACCGTAAAGCGGAAGAGTCTGAAGCGGCTAACGCAAAACTTGCTAAAGCTGCACGGCAAAAGCTACAAGAAGATATGCAGGCGTTTAGCAAAAGTGTAGATGACTTTATGAATGGCAAGTTGCCACCCAAAGATGTAAAAGTTATGACTACACCCTTAGTTATGAATCTTATTGGTGAAAAACTTTTGCCAATATATATACATACTAACGTTATGGAAAAAATACTAAAAGGCAAACATAGTGGAGAAATGAGTACTGGAATTGTCAAAAAGATTCCAAAAGAATTAACCGACCCATTAATGATATTAAAAGCCATTAATAACCAAGGCGTAGAATCTAAGAATCAAAAGATTGTAGTTATTGATTTAAAAAACAATTATGGGGCAACAATTATGGTTCCGTTTATTATGGATGTAAAAGCAAATCGGTATGAATTATCCAATGTTATTGAAAGTGCATATGGAAGAGGAAATAAAAGACCGAATGACAAGTGGTATATCAAACGGTTAAAACGTGGCGATGCTGTTTATGCCAATAAAAAAAGAATCGACCACTGGCTAAAAACACTTTCATTAGCCGAAGCTCATAATGGCTTACTAGTGGTCGATTCCTTTAATTTGTCTACGATTATACCAGATGAAACAGATTTAGGCAAGTTAAAAAGAGAAAATCCGACAAAATATTCTATACGAAAAACGCAAGATACCCCGCTTAACCCGAAAGAAAGAGAACAGGAACAACGCAAGGAAGACATACTGAAAGCAATAAACGATATAGTCCCTGTATATACGAAATCAGATGTAAAGAAAAACAGTACAACTGAAACATACTACGACAGACGGCAAAAAGCAGGCTTTGTAAAAACACCGACAATCCGTGAATATGGTAGAATCTTAGCACTCAATCTCGACCAGCAACTGAAGCTAAAGAACAATATGGAACTCACAACGAACGTTAAGCAGGAACTGGAAAAGAACAAGGCTTATGCAGCAGTAATGGGCGATAAAATCAAAGATATGACGCCTATACAGGCACGTGCAGAGGGCGTATCTATCTTTGGCTCGCTGTATTTCAATGGTAACGAAGAAGCCGCCGCCGCACGCTTCCCGAAATACTATGAAGCATTTAAAAATGCCTTGAAAGAAAATGAAGAATTGAATGATAAGGTAAACCATATTACTGAAATGATTGGTGATTACAAAGCACAGAATCCAGTGCTTAGAGCTAACAGCGGCATGCAGATGCATGACAAAAGAAAGAAGACTACTAAAGATAAAGTAAGTGACATTCTTAATTCTTTATATACTGACTTTGTTGATGAGCAACACCCACTTACTACGATAACTAAAATGGCAAAACGCCAAACCGGAAAAGCCATTATGTATAAATATGATGTACATAAACAAGCACTTATGGCAAAAGGTAATGCACAGGCAAAAACTAACCTGTTATTGAACAGCGGCAAAAACAAGGAGTTTGCTATAAAAGCATTAAATGAAATGTTCCATGGGGCAATACAATATAAAGTCAATATGAATGATATTATGGATGCCATTAAAAATGTACCGCAGGAAGAACTTGAAAAAATCGGCGCAGACGATGCACGGCAGGGGCTGGCTAAATACTTAATTGCCATGCGTACAAATGAATTAAGCAAAGCCCTTGACAATGATTATGTCCGTCCTGACGGATTCGATGAAGAAGCATGTTACAATATTATTAAAAACGCACCTGAAAGCATAAAAACAGCCGCTAAAATGGTGTGGGACTTCAATAAGAACATGATAAACATCATGCAGCAGCAGGGACTTATCAATAAAAAATCTGCCGACACCATGAGAAAATATGCCCATTACGTGCCGATGTATCACGATATGAGCGACATGCAGGATATTGATGATTTTATCGGAGCAGTAGGAAAAGGCGGCAGAGGATTCGTAGACATAAAGCCCAACATCTATGAAATAAAGGGCGGTAATGAACGAGCTATTATTGACCCAATAGAAAGCATGGTACGCATGACAGTAACGTTGTTAGATAAGTGTCAACGGAACAATGTAGGCAAAACACTAGCACGTATTAACCAAGACTTTGAAGGAATGGGAAGTATTATTGCTAAAGACCCCACCTTGAAGCACGAAGACCCAAAAAAATGTGCATTTTCCGTATATATAGGCGGCAAAAAGGTAATATACCGCACAACACCGGAAGTATATTCTATTCTTACACAAGTTGACGAAAACACAACAAATATGATTGCATCTATATGTCGATCAATGGCTAAGATGAAGCGTATTGGTGCCACCATTACTCCATCTTTTATTTGCCGAAATCTTATAAGAGATAGCATTTTTGCTGGAATAACATCGAAGACTGGTTTTATACCATTTGTTGATACATTCCGTGGTATGGAAAAATTAATTACTGATAAAGAATTTAAGGCACAGTATCTTGCAAGTGGAGCATCAATGGGCACGTTTATTCGTTCTGATATAGAAGGCTCAAAAGATTTATTAAAAGAAATTACAGGAGATAAATACAGCTCGTGGCCTAAAGGATTAAAACAAATAGCACAACTTACTAATGCAGTATGGGATTTTTACAAGCAAATAGGTGACGTTATTGAAGATAGTAACCGTGCTGGTGAATTTATGCGTGCAAGAAAAAAAGGTATCGGGCTTGAAGAGGCTGGCTATCTTGCAAAAGAAGTAACGTTGAACTTTGGCAGGCATGGGAGAATTGGTAAAAAATGGAATAGATATATTCCGTTTTTTAATGCCACAATTCAGGGAACAGATAAACTTGTACGTGCATTTATAGATAACCCCGCAAGAACATCTTTTATGATTGCCGTTACAATTATCCTTCCATCGATTGTAGTATGGGCATTGGGAAATAGTAGTGACGATGACTGGTATCAAGACCTTGATGCAAACACGAAATATACTAATTGGTGTATCGGTATTGGTGATACGCACATCCTTATACCTAAACCGCAAGAAACCGGTATTTTGTTTGGTAGTGGCGTAGAAGCCGTACTCAATCAAATGATAGGCAATGACCCACAGGCAATGAAACAATGGTCAAAACAATATTTATCCACAATACTCCCTGGCATTTTACCGGCAACACTTGATTCGTGGATTGAATGGATTGCTGATTATAGTTTTTGGAAAGGGCGTAAACTAGTACCTAAAAGTTTAAGCGGTGAACCTTCTGAATACCAATATAATTCATATACAAGTGAAATTGCAAAAGCTCTTGGCAATACGGAAATTGCAAAATCGGTAAAAATGTCGCCTATTGCTATTGATAATTTTATTAGTGGCTATTTTGCTAGCTCTGGGCGTTTCATAGCAAATGCACTTAATTCGCCTGTTGCTTATTTAAGAGGTTCAGGAAGACCTGCTGAACCAGCTAAATATTGGTATGAAATGCCGTTTGTTGGATCATTTGTTAGAAAAAATCATGAAATATCTGAATATCAAAACAGATTCTATGATTTAGCAAGTGACATGACGGATGATTATAATCGCATGAAACACGATAACCCAAAGGCAAAACCGCCTAAAGGGTATAAAGAAATGGAAACCGCAAAGAAAACAGTTAGCAAGTTAAATAAAGAAATACAGGGGATTAAATCAGATACAAAGATGGGGCCGGAACAAAAACTACAGCAGATAGAGTTGCGGCAAAATAAAATCCATCACTTTACAAAGAAATTCGTTACTCAATACGGCAGATAGGAGATAGCATGAAAACATACCTGGCTAGAGCACCTTGCAACGGTGCTTTTATACATAAATACATATAAGGCGGTGAACCATGGATATAGAAACAGAATTTATAAAAATGATTATAGGCACGTTAATTCCGGCAGTAGTCGGATATATTGTTGCATGGTTTAGATTAAAAAGAAGCGCAACGCTGAGAGCTGAAAGAGAATATAAGGCGATAAAAGACGGCATGCAAGCCATATTGCGTGACCGTCTTATTTATTACCATGGGCATTATATGGAAAAAGGATGTGCGCCAATTTATGCACGTGAAAATTTCCTGCACATGTACCAAAGCTATAAGGAATTGGGCGGGAATGGTATTATTGAAAACATTTATTCGCAGTTTATGGCACTACCGACGGAGGAACAGTATGAAGGACATACTCACTAAGATAAAAAGCAATATCGGTATAATTTGTATCGGTTTTGGATTATTTGCCGCTTTAACCGTGTTGCTTTCATGGCTGATGGGCTATTGGCTCAACGGCTTATACGGGATGAAGTTTGATATTAACAGTTGCTGGCAAGGGATTAGTGCATGCGGAATGGGGCTTGTGGGACTAATGAAGTGGTTAGTTGACAGTACAAAAAACAGCCCCGCAGGTATGCCACCTAATTTTAAATCACAGCATTTATGTAATTGCATAAAAGGAGATGATAAACGTGAAAGTAATTGACATTTCATATTGGCAGTTAGGCATTGACTGGGACGAAGTAGTTGCAAGCGGCGTAGAAGGGGTAATTATTAAAATCACGGAAGGACAGAGCATAGAAGAATCCTTCTATGAACATGTGAATAATGCTAAAGAACACGGCTTGAAATGGGGCGTATACGCATTTTCCCATGCAAGCACGTCCGAAGAAGCACGCATGGAAGGAAACGAAGTTGTTTATCTATTAAATAAATTCGGTGAAAAACCGCCGCTTGGTGTATGGTTTGATTTTGAATCAAAAGAAAATTTAAATTGTTCAGACCCGACAGCGGTATGCAGTGCGTTCATATCTTTCTGTAATGCGAATGGATATGATACCGTGGGCGTATACGCTTCATTATCTACACTGGTCGACGTTGTAAGCGTTTATTCTCTTGCAAGCTATGTTCCATACTGGGTAGCACAATACAGCGATACATGCGATTTTAAAGAATATTATCCTAACGCTAGACTTGCAGCTTGGCAGTATAGTGATAAACAGTATATAGGAAACACAAACGTTGATATGAATGAGTGGTATTTATGATGGAGATAAAATATGATAAAAAGAAAATTATCGGCTGCATTGCTGGTGTTCTGCTTATTATTGCCGTTGTTTACGGTATCAGCCGATACTACGACGGTAGATCAGCCGCAGACCATAACGATGCAATTCAGTCAGTACAGCAGATTAAAAGAGATAATGAATCAGCAAGAGATGACATTAACGACGCTCGAAGCGAAATTGAAAGTGCTGGAACAATCATCGACAGCGGACAAGCAGACATTGATACAGCTAAACGACACACTGAAACATTGCAACAATCAGTTGATAGACGCCAAGAAACAATTAACGAATGCCAACAGCTCGTTGACGAAAGCAGAAGAAACATTGAAGAAGCAAGACGAATCTTTACAGATATTGACAACGCAAATAAAGAAACTGGAAAATAAAGAAAAGACACTACGCAGGCAACGTGATATATATGGCGTTTTAGCCGGTACATTATTAATATACGCAGCAATAAAATAGGAAATATGGCACGGAGTGATACAATTCTCCGTGCCATATTTATTCAGAAAGGAATTGGCATGAGAAAGGAAAATAAAATAGCAAGATACTGGTTAGATAATTTAACACGGACGAAATTCAAAGAGGTGCTTGAAGAATTAAAGTTAAAACCATGGCAGAAAGAATTAGTGATTTTGCGTCATGTAAACGGATTCGACAATTATAGAATATCCATAGAGCTAAATATATGTAGAAAAAAGATTAGTACAGAATTAAATAAAATATACGATAGAGCATACAAAAGATACGCAAAGAGGTAATTTTTTACGCTTTTATGTGTCTTTTTACACAATACATTTGACCTACAATATAAGTAGGCTAAGGGCTGATTGATGGCTTGTAATAGCCGTTTATCAGCCTATTTTTTTATACATAAAAGAGGGGTGAAATGATATGTATAGTGGATACAGCAGCCCATATCAATACATGGCACAACCCAATAGAACACCACCTGTACAGATGGTATCAAGCATGGCAGAAGTACAGGCGGCACGCATTGAATACGACGGCAACGTGAATGTATTCCTTTGCCCGGCTCAACAATGTATATACACGAAACAAATAGATTTTAATACAGGCGGTGCAAGGATTCTTGTTTATAAATTACAAGATATACAAACACCTCAATATGCAGACATGTCTGCAGTTAATTCACTATCACAGCGGGTATCTATGATTGAAAGCTATTTGAAAGGCGGGAATACAAATGTTCAATCCAATGATGCTTTTACAGCAGGTACAGCACAGCCCCAACCCAATGATGCTACTACAGCAGGTAATGGGCAATAACCAGCAGTTTGGATTTTTTGAAAAAATGGTAGGGGGGAAAAATCCGCAACAGCTGGAACAGATAGCCAGAAACATGGCTAGAGAAAGAGGATTTGATTTAGAGGGATTTATGAAGCAAATGAAGCCTTAATTTGGGCTTTATGTATATTTTTTCCATTGATAAGGGGGAATTATCATGATGGAAAACACAGGATTACAGGCTGTTTATGATGTCAACAATAACCGCAACTACGACAGCTGGGGTGGCAACGGCTCATGGTTTATGTGGCTTATCGCTATCTTTGCTATGATGTGGGGCGGCGGCGGTTTTGGCGGCTGGGGCAATAATAGCGGCTTAAATCAGGTCACGAATGACTTCTTGTATACGAACCTTAACGGACGTATTAACGATGGCTTTGCAAGCGTCACACAGCAGAATTTTGACGCACAGAAAGGGACATGGCAGCAGACACAGGCATTACAGCAGCAGTTATGCAGCAATGCGATGCAGCAACAGCAAAACACACAGGATTTATTGATGCAGGGTACAGCTAACGGCTATATCGCACAAAACAACACTAAAGACCTGTTAATGGCAATGAATGACAACCGCTTTGCAAGCCAACAGTGTTGTTGTGAAACGCAAAAGGCAATAGCTGCTGTACAGGCTGAAAATTACCGTAATACGTGTAATATTACAACAGCCCTGCATGCAGAGGGGGAAGCAACACGTGCTTTAATTACGCAGAACACTATGCAGGAATTGCGTGATAGACTGGCAGATCGTGACCGTGATTTACAGACAGCTAATTTCCATCTGTCACAGCAGGCACAGAATGCAACGCTTATTAGCCAGTTAAGACCATTCCCACAGCCTGCATATATTACCACCAGTCCATACCAGTCCGTAAATAGCGGATGTTGTGGATATACGAATGGTTGTGCATAAACCATTTTCCTAACGTTAGGAAAATGGTACGGTACAGTGTATGTCTACACGTTTAGGGGCGGCGTAGACCGTCCCTATTTCTTTAAGGGGGAATATATATGAGATGCTATAAAAAATCGTCTGTAATGGCAATCAACACAACTGAACAGGAAGTTGCCGCTAATGGTATTGTCGGATTAGCCACAGGAAAAACGACAGGATGCAGTATTGGATATGTAAACGGCAGTAATGCGGTATCGCTGAAAAGCTCTGGACTGTATTATGTATCAGTTCATGCCAACGTAGAAGGGACTGCAGCAGGAGCGGCGACTTTACAGTTATTAAATAATAACGTAGCAGTAGCAGGAGCGGCGGCAACTACTACACTCGCAAACGGTGGTACAGCTAACATGTCATTCGATGCAATTATTAATGTATTACCGTCTTGCAACTGTATAAACAATGCAGGATTATTACAAGTGCAATTATCAGCGGCAGCGACGGTAAGCAACATTGAAATAGTTGTTGTTAAACTGGCATAGAGGGGGTATAGTCATGGATAAATTTATTGAATTGTATCGACAGATAATAAACGACCCTGCCAAACATGAAGAAATGGAACATGCACTTGATTTTGTCGTTAAAAAGGTAAAATCAGTATGCAAAGATGATTACGAACGGGCACTGCATAAAATGTATTACATTGCTCACGATGGGCATTTTTGTGAAAAGCTGGCAAAAGAAGCCGTGGCAAATATGCGGAATGTAAACGGTACGACTGGTGAAAAATGGAGTATAGAGCAGACAAACCAAGTCATGCAGCAGTACGGCGTACAAGCGAATCAGTATGACTTCTACTATGTAATGAACATGCTTTACAGCGATTTTAGCACCGTCATGGGAGAAGATGTCGGTAATTATTGCAGAATGGCAAGTGCATATATTAATGATGTAGATGCCAAGCCGGATAAAACATTAAAGATATATCTATCAACACATTGCATGGATTAGATGGTATGAAGTTTTAAATTTGTCAAGGTGTTGAATAAAAATATATACTTTAGTATAATATATATAAGTACTTGCACCAGTACTTAGGGCTAAATGACTAACCGCATTTAGCCCGATTCCTTTCTGTAAAAGATTGTATAAATAAGAATACGTTTATATAAGTAATACACGTACAATACACAAAATCAAAGAAAATGGCTTATTTACGCCACCATCAGTTCTCAAAACGTTAATATCTCGTATATTTTCGTCAAAATCTATGCATACGAAAACCCGCATAAATGCAATGTTTGTGCGGGTTTTACTATTTATGCTATGCAAAAAGTTTGTATAAAACAGATAAAAAACAAGAAGATTTTTATTCGTAATACACGTACAATACACGCACAATACACAAAAAACTATATTTTATTTATCGCATCAATAAGCTGTTCTATGGTTTTATGCGTATAAACACGATCGGTAATATCTTTACTTGCATGCCCTAAAATTAATTGAATTATCTTTTTATTTATGTCCGCATCAGATAAGAGCGTGGCACATGTATGCCGCCCGTCGTGCGGTAGGTGAGCCATTTTTGATAAAATCGGGGAACGTTCCCAAAAGTGTGAACGAAGTCTATCGTAAGTAAATAATGGATTATTATCTTTTTTACTCATTGCAAGATATTCGCCACCATCATTATACATATCTGTAATGAATGGCATTATCTTATTTGCAATCGGTATAATACGGTTTTTCCCAGCTGCGGTTTTCATGCCACCAAGCATATATTTTTTATCAAGAAAAACATTCTCTCTTTTTATGTGTAACAGCTCTGATGGTCGTAGCCCAGTATATATATAAACAAGAGCATACCGAACGCCTGCATCTTCTATATGTTTCCACAGTGTTTTTATTTCAGACTGAGTAAACGGTTTATGCACACGGCTTAAAGTAGCTGTTGGAAGAATTATAAATTGTGAATAGTTAGTGCTAGTTATTTCTATACGCATTGCGTATTTATATAATTGGTTACATAGTATTTTTATATTCTTTTTTGTACTGTACCCCTTTTTACAATTATCAACGGCATTCTGTAAATCATCGGGGCGAATATCTAAGAAAAACATATCGTGCAGTGTGGCAGCCCATTTATACGCCGATATATAAGAATTAGGAACCGGCTTATCTTTATATTTCCAGTTTACCCATTTACTATACAATTCAGAAAAAGTAATATGCCGTGAATCAACATCATATGGATGTTCGTTGTATTCTTTTAGAAAAGCTAAGGCTTCTGTTCTAGTGCGAAATGTACCTAAACACTTTACGAGCTGTTTCCCGTCATCTGCCCATCCAGTCGTAACTCGCACCGCAAAAGGCTTGCGTCGCTTTCCTCCTATTTTATAAATACATCCATACCCGTTCGGTAATCTCATGATTGAATGCGCCCCTTTCTATGCTATACTATACATAGCTGGTTAGCACCAGCATAAAATACGCATCTTTTTACCTATAGAAAATATCACTAACGTACATTGCATCGTCTCTCTGAATTGAATTTACGTTTAGTGATATTTTTTATTGAATAGGCGAGTAGAGCATGATATTATATACATGAGCCTATTCAATGAATTCCACATCGTTTATCAGTAGAGGGAGCCACTTAAAACGTGGCTCTTTTCTCATATATAAGTAAAGCCCAACCGCTTTGGTTGAGCTTTTTTTTATTTTAATCATGTATTAACGGAGCTTGTGCATTTATCATTTCTTTTGCCCATTTATATTTACTAGCTGGAACAGGGATGAATGAAGTAATTAAATAATCAACAACTAAAATAATAAGTGCATAATACCATTTATATTGATAAACTATATAGAAAATGATGAGCCAACTAAGTATTGAAAACACTCTGCGGAATCTATAACACTTAGATAACGGGCATACTGTTTGTCTAAAATCCATTGGCAGATTGTATTTCCGCTGTAAATCAAGCACGGCACGTTGCGTTAAGAAATTGTTTATGCAAAAAATGTCAACTATTATATATAGAATTACCATTAATATCATGTTATCACCACTCCACTAAGCCTTCTACGAACAGATTATACAAATCCCTGCACGTTACAATCTTTTCAAAAGGTGGTATCTTATTGTACATCCTTTTGACCTGTATAAATCTATGCGATAGCAGGTAAAAGGCAAATAGATCTGCTTCATACTCACGTCTAGCACATCTATATTCACCACAATTATAATGAAACAGATAGAATTGTCTATCGTGCAGGAAGTAGTGCCCCATTTCATGAGCAACTACCATGGGTGCTTCCCAGTCGTTGATGCTATCCGATACTACAATACAACACCTTTTATCTATATGAAGCATATATCCTCGTATCTGCTTCGGGAGCGTCGTATATACGACAGGTATATGCATTTTTTTAGCTATTTTCAACGGGCAAGCCGTACCCAGTGTATCTATAACAGCATGAACACGATGTTCAATGGCTTTCCTCGTCGCCATTGTTTCCGCCTTCTCTCTGCTTTTCAATAGCCATAAAAGCTATCTTTAAAGACTGCTCTAATATATCTCTATCTTTATCGGATAGATTAACGGCATTTCCATCAAATACAATTCTTGCTTGCAAAAGGAACTTGTTTATGTCGTTATCATCAACTCCATTTTTTAAATACGGAGAATCGGTTCTACCCAGAAGATAATCTGTAGAAACATGAAAAAAATTAGCGAATGCGATAATCATATCAGCCTTAGGGATTCTCCTATTTTTTTCATAATTAGCCAATGTACTCTGTTCAATTCCTAAAGATGCACAAACCTCTCCCTGTGTACTACCGCTTTTTTCTCTTAATAAACGGATCCTATCTCCTATTCTCATAAACAACACCTTCTTTTTATTTCACATAGAAATATTTCTTTATGAAATAATATTAACATTAATATTACTAAAAATCAATTTTCTTTTTGAAATATTTAACTTGACTTTTATTTCCAAATGAAATATAATATAAACATCAAATAAATACAGAAACCGCTGTGATGGGGCAGCGGAGCTAGTGCGACTAGAATGTCGGGAGAAATGCCACCGCTTGCAGAAATGGAATGTAGCTCATCAAATACGACCGCTTGTAAACAGCAACGTGGAGAGATGCACGGCTAGCATTTAAGAAAAATAAGGAGATAAAAATGAAAAATAAAATAAAAAAATACCGGTTAAAGAAAAAGCTAACGCAAGCAGAGTTAGCTAAAAAAATAGGGAAATCACAGATTTGTATTTCCTTATACGAAACAGGTCGGAGAAAACCAGATATTTATGTAGCCGCTAAGATAGCGAAAGCATTGGAAACTACACTTGATAATATTTTTTTGTAGTTTATATTTCGTTTCGAAATACATAATGTGACTTTTGAAATAATGCAAAAAGGAAAGAGAGGTTTACATGAACGAACTAAAGATTTTCCAAAGCTCAGAATTTGGCACCATCCGAACACTCACGATAGACAATGAACCATGGTTTGTAGGTAAGGATGTGGCGAGTATTCTAGGATATTCGAGAACAAATAAAATGCAAGAAATTATTTATGCAGAGGATAAACAAGAAATAGACCCACAGAACAGCCTGTATACTGGATTGCACCAAAATGGAGCAACCCTAGAACCGAATAAAAATGTAAGAAGAATGTTAATAATAAACGAGAGCGGTTTGTATCAAGCGATATTTGGTAGCACATTGCCTAAAGCAAAAGAATTTAAACGATGGGTAACGTCGGAAGTACTGCCATCAATCAGAAAACACGGGGCGTACATGACAGATGATGTCCTTGAAAGAACAATTACTGACCCCGATTTTATGATAAAACTGCTCACCAAGATGAAAGAAGAAAAGAAAGCAAGAGAAATAGCAGAACAGCAGGTGAAGGAACTCACGCCCAAGGGGATTTTTGCCGATGCCGTTAATTCGTCAGACACATCAATTCTTGTCGGTGAACTTGCAAAGCTCTTAAAACAAAATGGCGTAAATATGGGGCGTAATCGTTTGTTCGAGTGGATGAAGAACAACGGTTATCTCATTAAGAGTGGCAGTGAACGCAACATGCCGACGCAAAAGAGTATGGAAATGAAACTACTCGAAATAAAAGAACGGAATATTGCCAATCCTGACGGCTCAGTAAAGATAGTAAAAACGCCAAAGGTTACAGGGAAAGGACAGATTTATTTCATTAACAAGCTATTAAGTAAAAAGGAGGCGTAAATAAAGAAATGCGATGAAAGCTTAGAAAAGGAGTAGCAAATGAAAATAACCGTCGAGCAAGCTAGTAAGCTATTGGGCATTAGTAAACAGTGCTTGAGAGTGGCTATGCGAAGAAAAAACCTTCCTATCGGATTTGAGCAGTTATCCGACGGGAAGGCAAAACGGCGGTACTACTACATATCGCCGAAAATGTTAGCCGAATATATCGGCGTTAGTGTTGAAGAATTGGAAAGGAGATTAGTATGATTGAAAGCTGGGTCAACAAGAACTACGAATTAGCTCAATTAGAGCATATTCGTGAAGCAAGAGAAAACCTGCGGATTGCTTTAGAAGCAGAGAAAAACTGCAAAAAGGCAGGAAAAAAAGAAGCCGTAAAAGACTTCTTAGCAGGGATGTTTATTTTGATTTTATTTGTTGATTTTCTCTTATTGGCTTGCTTATAAGAGAAAAGCCGCTCGGTGAATACCAACACCGAACGGCAACAATACGACAGTGCAATTATAGCACAGAACAGGAGAAAAGACAATGGAAAACAAAAAACTGCACGATGAATTAATGCGGCAGATAGAACATATCATTAAAAAAAACGGGTATGAAGTCGAATCAGATCCGCTTACTGATGAAATGAAAGAAGCCAGCAAGCAGCTTGCAACATGCTGCGCAGTGGCGTCAAAAGTAGCGGCATTTAGCGACGACCCAGATATTAAGTTGTGCGCTAAACGGCTAGAGAAGTTTTCGTCAGATTTGTTAGACAATTTAAGATTCCCAAACATAATTGAACGCTACGTAGAACTTGTTGATTACGTAACGTTCGAAACAGACGATTTAGAAGGTTTTAAAGCAGGCGTCATCGTCGATTACTTACGAGACGCTATAGAAGAAGCAGAGCATGCGTATGAAGAATGGAAAATGGGGGCGTAAACATGAATCTATATGAAATCAATCAGACACTGTTGAACTTAAAAGAAACGGAAGATGGCATTGTCTGCACATTCACCGGTGAACTGTTGACAGCTGCGGACTTGAAAAAGTTGGCTGTTGAAAAAGACAATGTAATTGAAAGTCTTGCGTGTTGGTATAAAGACCTAGAAAGCGACGCTGACGGCCTAGACGCTGAAATCAAGCGGCTGACTGAACGTAAAAAAGCTAAGAAGAATAAGGCTGAGCAGCTGAAAAAAGTACTGGCTGATGAATTAGACGGAAAAAAATTTGAAACGTCAAAATGCGCCATGTCATTCCGAAAGTCAACAAGCGTCGCCGTTGATAACGAAGACATTATTCCTAGCGGCTATCTTGTTGAGCAAAAGCCGAAAGTCGATAAAACGGCAATAAAAAAAGCATTGAATGCAGGCGTTGAAGTAGCAGGTTGCCACTTGGAAACAAAAAACAACTTACAAATAAAGTAGAGGTGTGAATTATGGGAATAACTCAAAAGTTATTAAATATACAAGAAAAGCTAAATGCACCGAAGAATCAAAAAAATACGTTCGGCAATTACAACTATCGTAGTTGTGAAGACATCCTAGAGGCCGTCAAGCCGTTGTGCGTAGCTGAAAAAGCGACTGTATTGCTGAATGACGAAATCATGTTTGTGCAGGGGCGTTTCTACGTCAAAGCTACGGCAACGCTGGTCGATTGTGAAAGTGAAGAAAAAGTACAGACAACAGCTTTTGCACGAGAAGCGGATGCTAAAAAAGGCATGGACGATTCACAGCTGACGGGGTGTGCGTCAAGTTACGCAAGAAAATATGCGTTAAACGGGCTATTCTGTATCGACGATGCAAAAGACAGCGATACGAACGAAATGCGCCCACAGACGCAATACAGCTCAAAACAACAATCACAAGGAAAATCATACAGCCAACAGCCAAAACAGCGTCAAAACGGCGCACAGGCACAAAATACGGCAAGCCACAGTATGAACCGCAACCAGCTTTTATTAAATGTTGTTGGCAAAATGCGGAATGACAGCGGGCTGGCAGATAAAGCACAAATCATGATTGAAGAAATGGGGAAGAAATCAATCAACGATTTGAGTGTCGAAGAACTTCAGAAGTTGGATAGCTCATTATGATAGAATTCACGACCGCCGTACATGCAATGACGGCATTTATAAATGGCGTGCCAAGGGAAGGGATATTCATTCCCATCCCTAGTGGCACAGAGCTGAAAGAAAACATAAAGTACAAGATAGAGATTAAGCGTCCTAGCAAAACGAGGTCACTTGACGCCAACAGTTATTGCTGGTTGCTATGTCAGAAGATAGCTGAAAACGTTAGCCGTGACGGTACGTATATCAGTAAAGAAGACGTATATCGACGTGCTATTAAAAATAGTGGCGAATTTGTCGATATGGCGGTCACAAACGCCGCCGTCGATAAAACTATCAATGCATGGGAATCAAATGGTTTGGGATGGCTCACAGAGAATCTAGGAGCCGCTAGAAATTTAAAGAACTGTACAAAATTGCGGTGCTACTACGGCTCGCATGTATACGACATGAAAGCAATGTCAAGGCTGCTTGAATGTCTTACTGATGAATGCCAACAGCTTGGCATACCGATTAGACCGCAGGAAGATATGGAAAGTTTAATCAAGGAATGGGGAGATGAATAAATGAAAAGAAAACAAAGCCAATGGCTGAAAGTACGAAAAGAAGCTGCTGAGCGTGACGGGTGTGCATGTATTGTGTGCGGAAGACCTGCAACAGATGTACATCACATTGTATTTCGTAGTCAGTGTGGCAAAGATGAATTAAACAACGTCGTGTGTTTGTGTCGGCATCATCATAAACAGGCACACAGCGAAAAGGCTAAACAGTGGCGGTTATATTTTAAGAATTATTTAATTACACATTTTGGAGAATAATATGGCAACAATAAGAGTCGTTAAAGATAAAAATTTCACGATAATGTCGAATTATCACCTGAGAGATAAGCGATTGAGTTTTAAAGCAATGGGCTTGATGAGTTTTATGCTGAGCGTATCAGACGATTGGGAGTACTCAGTAAACGGGTTGGCTCAATGCGCTAAAGATAAAAAAGATTCTGTTTTATCAGCACTCAAAGAGCTGAAAAAATACGGATACTTGAAAATTGAAAACAAACGAAACGAAAAGGGCGTTTTTCAAGGTTCTGTTTACACGATATACGAAAAACCACCGTGTGCGGAAAACCCGTCACCGCATTCGGAAAAACCGCATTCGGAAAAACCGCATTCGGAAAAACCGCATTCGGAAAAACCGCATTCGGAAAATCCGCTACAAAGAAATACTAACTTAAAGAAAGTACTAAATGAAAGAAGTACTGATAGAAAGAAGGGGGAAGTCGGAAAATCCGACATTCCCAGCCACCGATTTAAACCACCTTGTTTAGCCGATGTGGAAGAATATGTTAAAGAAAAAGGCTATACAGGTTTTGACTGCGAACGCTTTATAGACTTCTACGAAAGCAAAGGATGGATGGTCGGGAAGAATAAAATGAAGGACTGGAAAGCGGCTGTCAGAAATTGGGCTAGAAGCAATAAAGAAAGAGCAAGTGGCAGCAAGTCAACGTGGAACCGTCCCGATACAGAACGTAGCCAAGTTGTTTATAACCTGCTTGCCAAGTATGAAGCAGAAGAAAGGATGAACAATGGAACAGAAGAAGAACACACTGAAAGCAATAGCACCGTTGCAGATAGCTTTTACTGAAAGCATGACAGAGCAGCGCATGGAACTATACGTTGAGATGCTGAGTGATATTAACGCAAGTTTGCTGTCAAACGTTGTCTTAAAGCTACTCATGACAGCGAGAAAACTACCGACAATAGCTGAAATACGAGAAAAAGCGGAACAGGCAATGGAATTAATTAACGGTTCTGAAAAGTTGGGAGCAGATGAAGCATGGGGTGTTGTGCAAAAGAAAATCATGAGTGTCGGGCAATACTCAAAACCACATTTCGATGATGCTGTACTATCTGAAACAGTGGATAATCTCGGATGGATTGAAATATGTCAGACGCCGATAGAACAGTCAGCGACATTACGAGCACAATTTAGAAAAGCTTACGAACAGTGCCTAGAACGATCTAAAACGCGCAAACAATGGGAAAAGGTGGGAATTATACCTACGGATAAGAAAAAAGCGTTAGATGGGACAATAAGACTATTGGTTGGTAATAAAGGAGTTGTGTAGGAGTGGCGGTATCTGATGAAATAGTGAGTTTTGCCAAAAGAAAATTTTCTGAAATAACGAAAGAGCAAATAGAAACTTATAGTGACGAATTCCAATATAACATGGATTGCAGAGGACAAATTGATGGGCATCCGCTTGTGATGCGAATAGACAAGTACACAGGAAATATATGCAATGTGGTGTTATTTACAAAAGCAGAACTAGAAAGAAAATAAATATGGACATAGTTAGTGTACGTGGAATTGGCAGTCACAAAAGGGAAACTAAGTACTATATCGACCGCGATTTAGTTATATGCGGATGTTTTAAAGGCACACTAGAAGAATTTAAAGCAAAATTAGAAATGGTGTATGGCGGTAGCTGGTTTCCGAGCCATAAACGCTACTATGCAGAATACATGGCAGCTATTGAATTTTTTGAAAAATGCAGAAAGGCGGCAACTGATTTTGAACAGCGTAACAGAATTTAAACAAGCTAAAGATGGTGGGATTGTTAATACGATGGTGTTAACTTATCAAGCGTTGCACGATTATTACAGATTTGGAAACAAACGGTTAAATAAATTGCGTGAATGCGTAAAAAAGAGAGCAGAAGCGTTTGAAAAGCTAACAAATGAAGAAAAAGAGAAAAGCTTCAATGCTATGCGAGATAAACTACTTGATAATGTGCTAAAAATGCAGCTTACAGACGATTTTATTATTCACTTGATAAAGACGTTGGGCGTAAAAGGAAAATGCCGTACAACGGCAGAAATGGCAATTTCATATATGTATGTCATGACAATGATGAGCCTTTGGGAGGATTTTAAATTTAAAAAAGATGACATACAATTTTTGCAGAAAAAAATAAAAGAGTATGTTTTTGTGATCAAAGAAAACGACGATATTAATATATGTAGCTTTATGAAATGCTTAAAGCTGGAGTGCGGATGGCGTTTCAAAAGTCTCGATAGGTACGAAAAAGAATACGGAAAAATAGATATTGGTCCGAAACATGCGATTTATGAATTGACTATATAAAGAGATAAAATAAAATGAAACGACAAAAAATGTTTAATCGAGCATACAACTTAATTGTGCGTTTGTAAGTAAAAGATAAAAAGGAGTAGATAATAATGAATAGAGTACAACTGATTGGGCGATTAACAAAAGACCCGGAAATACGGTTTACGAAAACAGGAAAAGCAGTAGCGGCATTTGATATAGCTTGTAATCGTGGCAAAGACAAGAACGGTGAAAGCCTGGGGGCTGATTTTGTACCGTGCGTCGCCTGGGAAACACTGGCAGAACGCATTGGCGAACAGTGCTGCAAGGGAAAATTGGTATATGCAGAAGGTCGCTATACAACACGGTCGTATGAAGATAAAAACGGTCAAAAGCGATACAGAACAGAAATTATTTTAAGATTGTGCATGCCGATTCAGTCAGCCGATGCACGCAATAGCTTTGACAGCATGGGACAGCAGACAGATGAAGAAATCCCGTTTTAACATCTATCTATAGCAAATAAGCCGATTTTGTCATAGATAGAAATTTAAAAATAGCAAAAACATTGTTTTGGCAAAGAAAGGACAATGAAAGATGAGAATAACCATAGATGTTGGTACTGATGAATATATCGTTAGTGCGGAATATAAAAATAAAAAGATTTCACAACGTTGGAAAAGAACAGATAGCGGCGCAATTTGCAAAGATGAATATTGGAAAAATAAAGATTGGGAGGAGGTATTAGTCGACGAATTTAATTTTGATTACGACAACGCATACACGTTATCAGAAATTCTCGAAGGATTTCCGTGTTTTATAGACGATGAATTTGGCGGAGATTAGACTATACGTCTGTATAGTCAAGCATCTAGAAGGAGACTAGGCTATGAAATTCGGAAAATACGAAGCGGAACTGGTTTATATGTAAAATGAAACGACGGTTGACTAGATAAAACTATATTTTGATTATCTTTTGAATATCTTTCGAAATTCGAAAATTATACGCAAGAAACTGCGAAAAAAGCTGATAACCAAGCGGATTAAAAGCATTGCACTATCTTTTGATTATCTTTTAATTATCTTTTGGGGAAGGAGTGAATTATGGCGATGTCTTTATTAGATGAAATTAGAGAAACTGACAGATTATTAAAAGAGGGCACTAAAAAATTAAAAAGTCTATATGGGATGAATAAAAAATCGGATACAGAAAGGGAGATTTTTATGGTTACAAAAGAAGAAGCCCGACAGGCATTGAAGACCATCGCTCAATACTGCGATGAGGTCGATTGCTGTAAGTGTGAAATCCAAGACGCATGCGAAGCAATAGAAGCGCAGCTACTGCCGTTTTGCCGACTTAGCGAAATTATAAATAAAGAAGAAAAAGAAAACAGTAAATTAGCACGTGCCATGGCATCTCAGATTATGAACAGGAAGGATTAGTACAGAATCACTTGATGAGTTGATTTACGAACTAAGGAGTGAATTAAATGGATAAATTTAAAGTCGGAGATAATATCGTTTATAAAAAATCTAATGGGGATAGACTTCACGGGATTGTTATTTGGATAGAAAAAGATTATGGTTATCCTTATTTATGTGCGTTCGATACTGCTGACCGTGGAATGGAACTGCTAAGTATGATGTGTGACCCGTTCATGGAAGATTCTGTTCGCGAAAAACTAGTTAAAACGTATGGTGTGAAATTTGTATGTTGGATGTCAGAAGACGAGATTGAGCTACAAAAAATACGAGAAAATAATATTCGAAAAGGAAAAAATGATAATGAAATTTTCCGCGAACTTGTAAATACGTATTTAAAAAACGTAGATGGAGTAAACGATTTATACACTTGGTTAGAAGAACGAGATTTCTTTTCTGCTCCTGCTTCGACGAAATATCATGGGAATTTTAAAGGTGGATTATGTAGACACAGTATTAATGTGTGTAACAGTATTCTCTATTTGATAAAAAATAATCATTTCGATTTTATCAAAAATATAGATATTAAATCAGCTGTTTTAGTAGCACTTTTTCACGACATCTGTAAAGTTGATTATTATGTAGAAACAACCAGGAATGTAAAAAATGAGATAACGGGAAAATGGGAAAAAATACCATATTACACTGTTAAAGACAAGTTCCCGGCAGGGCATGGCGAAAAGTCGGTTATGCTGGTTCAACGATATATTAAATTAAATCCTGATGAAATTATGGCAATCAACTGGCACATGGGATTCTCTGATAATCGTGCTAAAGATTCGTCGGGTATGAGTCAGATTGGCCAAACTTTTAAACAATATCCGTTAGCGTTTTTACTACATACCGCCGATATGATAGCTACTTATTATTTAGATGGAGGGAATAATAAATGAACGGAATTGAAGTTAAAAACACTGGTCTTAGAGATACATATAGAGAAATGACATACCGAGTAGTCACTAATGATTGGGTAAATGAGATGAGCAATTGGAAGGAAAAATAGTACAGCGAGTATCCACAGAGCTTGGGTTTTGCGCAAAGGCACATATCTCTATGTTCCTAAAAGTGTGGCATGTACTCATTGTGGGGAGTATGTAAGATGTGTGCCAGAATGTATGTTAGAAAAGGAAAACAAAAATGCCAAGAGAGGTGCTAATAGTATGGTAGAAGCCAGACAAATAGAACAACAAAGAGAACTTGTTGAATTGGAAGCCAAAAATCTTTCAAATAATATTGCGAATGGATTAGTTTATAACTTTTCGGAATGTCCGAGAAATTGCACGAGAACAGCTTTACAGAACCAAATTGTGGTTTTGCGATATCATCTTGGGGAGTTAAAGAAGCTTATTGAAGATTGGAATCCTTACTCAGAAGATGACTAATGAATTCGGGAGGAATATGTACATGGAAGATTCAAAACTCAAAAAGAAAGAGTATAATCCTGCTCTTGGGGACGTAGTAAAAATTAAGCGAGATATATATTCCGATAGGGTCGATTACTGTATTAGTGGGATGCATTTTTTTACCGTTGCTATGCTACAGAGAAAAAGAAGCTCGGCAGATGGCTAATAAAATAATGAAAAAAGTGTTAATTGTCGCTATTATTTCTCTTGTGATAGCAATGGTTATTCCGTCTAAAAAAGACTTATTGACAATGCTTGCGCTGTCTTATATAACACCTGACAATGTGCAGTTAATTCAAGGGAATATAGCGGATTTTGTAAAACAGATAGCTCAAGCAGTTAAGTAAAGGAGAGAATAAAATGAAAGAAGAAATCGTAGATAAATACAGTATAGTTGATACACTGGACATGTGCATGGAAGAAGCCGGGGAACTGGTACATGCTTTAAATAAGTATAAAAGAGCGAGCGGCCTTGGATACAAAACTAAAACCAGTGAGAATGACGCTCTTCTGAGATTAACACAAGCAATTGCCGACGCACAGAATGCAATTAACAGCGTGATGTATGCAATTGGTATCAATGATGAAGAGATAAAAACGGAAATCACTCGTGCTGATGAACGGCTGATGGAATTGTTAAAAATCAACGATGAAATCGAAAAAACAGCTGAAAAACAGGCAAAAAATGAATTTCATAGTGAAAAATGCAGCATTAAAAATAATGACGCATATCCGGAAACGTACTGGATAGAAGAAGAAATAGGAGGGAAAACAATTATTAGAAAGCCCTTCATTCCAAAAAGTACTAGAAGGCCCTTCATTCCATACAATGGTCAATTGTACTACTACGTGAATGCGGACAGAATAGTTAGCGCCACTTGTTTCCTTGGGTCAATCGAAGACAAATTGAAGATAGCTATTGGAAATTGTTTTAAAACCAGTGAACAGGCGCAAGCGAATGCAGACATAATCATGAAACGGCTGAAAGACGATTGGAATGTGTGGGCTAGATTAGATGAATCACAGCCACGGTCCCCCCAACGAGAAAATTGCAGTAGTGAAAAACTCACTATAAAATCAAAACACGATGCCGTCAATCATCCATCGCATTATTGCGTCGGCGGTATAGAATGCATTGATGTAATTAAGGCTACAATTAAAGGAATGAGTGGATTTGAAGCCTTTTGTCACGGCAATGCTATGAAATATTTATTCCGATGGCAGTATAAAAACGGCGTGGAAGATTTAAAAAAAGCACGGTGGTACATTGATAAATTGATTGAGATATGGGATAGCCCTGTTAATAAAAAAGAGGTGAGTAAATGAATTATAAATTTATCATACAAGGACGACCGATTACGAAAAAAAATAGTCAGATTCGCACAAAAACAGGCGTTATACAGTCTAAGCAATACAGAAAGTACGAATCTATAGCAATACCGGAATTAGTGGCACAGAAGAGCAAACAGGGGCTAAAAAAGCCTCTTGCTTGCCCGGTAATTATGTCATGCAGGTATCACATGCCAAATAAGCAAGGGTATCCCGATTTGATGGGGCTGATACAGGCGACGGCAGATATACTTGAAAAAGCTGGAGTACTTGAAAATGACAGACTGGTCTCTATCATTGAAAACAGCTTTATAGATCAGATTAGCAAGGAAAATCCAAGGGCTGAAATAAAAATATCAGAAATAACGGATACAAGCTGGATACAGTACTACCAAGACCCGTACTGCATTAAGAAAATGCGAAATGGTGAGTACGAATATTTAAAAGAAAAGAGGGAAAAGCTAGATGTGTTTATTTGATAAATGTTTTTGCGGTAAAACGGATTGCTCACAAAGCGGAACGTGTGAAAAGTCTTTAAAATGGGCTAACAATTACGTGAAAAAACGGAATTTACAAGATATTCCTATTGCGAGCCGACCTAGTTATCCGTGCAGTAAATATGATGGTGTGAAATATAAAAATGCAGAATAGGTGATTAACCATGAAAAATGTGTGCCGCATTTGTGGCGTAAAGTTTGAAACCAAATCTCACAATAGGAAAGTATGTAAAATTTGCGTAGATAAAATATATCCGAAAATTAAGACAATGAAAAAATCTGAAACGTGTTTAATATGTGGGAAACCAATAGAAAATACGGGGAAAAGAGAAAGAAAATATTGCTCACGAAAATGCAGTGATGTTGGATTAACGATTATCAGTATTCGTAAAAATGAAGAAAATAAGCGACGAAAATCAAGAAAAATAAGTGCCAAGCAATTAAAAAAAATCCGTGAAAAAAGAATGGATATGTTGGAAATGGCAGCAAGAAAAAGCGGTATGGACTATGGCACATACACTGCTATGCTTAGAATGAATAGATAGGAGAGATAGTATGTTATTAAAATCTAATGTTGAATTTATTAAAGCCCCGCGTTTTAATGTAACGTTGAAAGTTAAAAAAATGCTAACAGATTGCGTTGAAATGAAAGAAATTAAATTGCCATGGAACGAAAAAGGAAATGTTGGCATGGATTTTTACGCACCTCAAAAATATATTATCCAGCCGCATACTTTTGGGAATAAAATCCCAACGGGTATTGCTGTTGAATTGCCGGAAAACATCGGTATGCTGCTATTACCACGCAGCAGCTACGGAGTTAAAACGACACTGCGATTGTCCAATTCTGTCGGATTGATTGATACAAACTATCGAGGAGAAATTTGTGCACTCTTTGATAATTTAGGAGACGAACCTCAAATCATTGAGAAAGGCGAGCGATTCTGCCAAGGTGTTCTCATTCCGGCATATAAAATCACGATGAAAGAAGTAAGTAATTTACAAGAAACACAGAGGGGAGATGGCGGTTTTGGAAGCACAGGAAGAAAATAAAATGAGTGTAGCAGATATTGTTGCTTTTGTTTCTATGATTTTCATGACGATAACAGCGACTTTCTTGTTATTCAACTATATCAATGGAGTATGCGTAATTATTGTTTTGATGTGGGTGCTGATGGCTTTCTCCATTTTGATGAGAAATTTCTTTTGGAAAGCGTCTTGGTTTGTCGTGTCAATGGGGAAAAAGCTTATTATTCACGGAGAAGCTGAAATAGAAAGGCTGAATAATGAGAGATGATAGCATAAATTGGTATGCGCCTGGGGAAGTTACAGTAAGCAAGCTGCCGCCAGAAGAAATTGAAGCATATCAAGAGAAAAAAAGGCAACAGCAAAAAGAAAAACAAAAAGAAGAGCTTGCTAAGAAAAAAATTATGAAACTCGATTTGTATGACTACGAAAATAAAAGGTCTAAACGCACTATGAAAAGAATTAGAAGGTGGTAAAAAATGGAAATAAAAGGACATAGAACCAGTGTATCTGATAAGACAAAGCGATATTTCGAAAGAATGTTTTACAGAGAAAAACAAATTGAAAGAGCCGTGAATGAGATACGCAATGACAATGGCGGCGGTCATACAGGCGGCAGCAATGCACATGCTTTAGTATCCGATCCAACGGCAGTGCAAGGAATTAGAGCAGCGTCAGAAGTTAAGACAGTAGTATTAGACGATGGGATTGTAGTGCGCAAGCCGGAACGATGGCTGCGAATTATCAAGAATACATACATTAAGACAGATGGCATTACTCGCATGATTCTCGAAAAACGATTCCGTGAATCCAAAAAAATGGATATAATCGCTGATGAAATCGGTATCAGCCAGCGGCGGGCTTATGAAATAAAGGACGATGTATTCGGCGGTTTTGTGCTAGCTGCGGCAGTGCAAGAAGGAATTGTAAAAGTGTATTAAAGTGTGTTAAAGTGCGTTAGCGTGTGTTAAAGTGTATTAAAGTGTGTTAAAACTATAAAAAAGACGTACAGGAATTAACCTGTACGTCTTTTTTTTATCCTTTCTGCCGTGTGGCAAGTCTATTTAATTCGGCTACAATAAGCCGTTCTGCCCATTCGGGGCATTTTCTTTTTCCGCTTTCCCAATTTTCTATGGTACGGACTGGGATTCCCAGTGCTTCATGCAGTTGCGGGCGATTAAATCCTGCATGAATCCGTGCTTCTTTTATTTTACTGTTCATTTTTTCTCTCTTCCCTTGAATATACCAATGACGTAATACAAAAAATATATGACATAGATGAGATAAATAAGGAGAAATAGGATATAAAATGAATTTAACGGAAAAAATGCTTGCAGCAGCACAAGAAAAAGCCCGTTACATGGGCATAAATGACAAAAAATACAAAGAAGCCAGTGAAAGATACTATGCTTTACTGGCTAAATGGCAGAAATATAAGGGGTGGAGAAAATAGCTGTTATTGCCGCAACAACGGCGGGTGTGATGTGATATAATAATAGTGTAAGAAAATAAGAGTACCCAAACAAAATAACGTCCTGTGAAAAAAGTCACCTATGCCTTGGGTGGCTTTTTTCGTGCGTAGAAAGTGAGTGAAAGCGTTGGTAAGCGTGACAGTACTTATAGATGACACATTAACAGCTGGCAGGAAAGACGACACATGCGGAATTATTATAGATAATACGGCGTCTGACAGTCTGACAGAATCAGCAGTTGACGGCATTATTGATATGCTGAGATACGGATTAGCTATGTATGCAGGCTTAGAGTACTATCACTCACGAGCTGGAAAGACTACGATAGTACTATCACGGGTCACTGATATATCCAATGCATTGATTGAGTCCGCTGTTAAAAGCATAAAGCTGGCTTGTAAAACGCACAGGAGCAAGCATAGGTTTAAGTTTACGGATAAAACAAATGTTCTTTTTTGATTAGAAATAAACAGCAGGCATATTACATGCAAGGCTCAAATAAAATGGCTTAAAACGGCAAATATAATACAAAAAATATTTTAAAGGTGGGTGATTACTCATGGGAAGACTGTCAATGGCTGAAAAATGGATAAAAGGTGATGGATTAATTAAAGTCCGTGGATGGGCTAGGGATGGGCTGACTAATGAGCAAATCGCACATAATATCGGAATAAACGTCAAAACACTGTATGATTGGCAAAATAAATATAGTGATTTCCGTAACGCCTTAAAAGATACTAAAGATGTAGTCGACAGACAGGTAGAAAACGCATTGTATAAGAGCGCATGCGGATTTGTTGGTGATGACGGTAAGTATTACCCGCCTAATACGACAGCGCAGATATTTTGGCTGAAGAATCGCAAGCGGCTTGAATGGCGTGACAAGATAGAGCAGGAAATCACAGGGGCTGACGGTGGCGCAATTAAAGTACAAAGCATGACTGATGAGCAGATAGATAAACGTATCGCAGAGTTGAAAAGCAAGTTGAAAGAATAAATATGCAATAATGTATCGAAAAATGCGGGGCTGATAGCATGAAGTCAACAAAAACAATGAATAAAACCGAAAAAGAGGAATTAATTGCGTTGATGGAGTGGAAATTATGGCGTGAAAATCCGACGGCCTGGATACAAGATTGCTGCTATACAGTCAACGAAGCGAAGCACGGGGCGGTGGAAAAATTTCCTGAGCTTGACTATCTTGCACGTGTAGATGAGATTATACAGCACGCCCAGGTAGCCGCATTCCCGAAAAGCCGTCGCATGATGATGACGTGGCGGTGCCTCGCTAACCTGCTATACTATGCAATGTTCGGCAAGAATCTATCGATATTCGTGCAGTCAAAGAAATATGATGATAGCGCATACCTGTTAGGCGATAGCCGCCTACTGTTTTTGTATGAGCATTTGCCGAAAAATCATGCATGGCCGCAAATTGAGCGCAAAACACGGTCTAAAATGGGCTATGATTACGTAAAATTCGACAATGGCGTCGAGTTCCGGGCAGTCGCAGAAGGTGCCGACCAGCTACGACAATATACAGCGTCTATCGTATACTGTACAGAAATGGCGTTCTGGGATTTCGCCCAGGCGACATGGAATTCGCTACGCCCGACGATTGAAGGCGGCGGGAAAATCTTTATTGATTCGTCGGCGAATCCAGGATTCTTCTGTCAGCTAGTTACTGGACAGCTCAATGAGGATGAGCCGGAAGAAGAACAGGACGTGCACGACCCACTGATAGGCGTGCATGAATACAAGCGGAATGGCGTGCATGTAGCACGCATACACTATACCGCTGACCCGTCGAAGCGGTCGGAAGAATGGAAAGAGCGTGAAAAGAAGGGCACGACAACGGAAGGTTGGGAGCGAGAATATGAAATCAACTGGACAGTATCGGCGGAGCCAAAATACTATCCGGAATTTAATTACAATCTCAATGTAGCCCATGACCAGCTTAAACCGCTGGAAGGGCGGCCGCTGATACTTGGATTCGACTATGGATTAACACCGGCTACTGTCATAGCACAAACTACGGCTAAAGGGCAGCTGCTGATACTACGGGAGATACAATCATGGGATTGCGGCATGCTAGCCCATGGGCGTGTCATATCAAGCGAGCTATCGACGTTTTACAGCGGATATGACTACACATGTATTGGCGACCCCGCCGGGAATCAGCGGGCCCAATCCGACGAAAGTACGGCTAATCAGATACTCTATAAAGAGTATGGGCTGTCGGTTGAGCCAGGTGAATTATCACAAACTGGCAGAAGCGAGGCTATCCGCTATTTCCTCACGACATTGACACCGGACGGGCAGCCGCTTTTGCTTTTAGACCCAAGGTGCCAGATGCTCATAGAAGCGTTTACAGGCGGGTATCACAGAAAAGTTGTAGGTAATCGCACGCTTGACGAACCTGATAAAAACGAGTACTCACACTTAATGGACTGCCTAGCATATATATGCGCTAAGCTGTACCGAGAAAAAGATATGAGTGCCAAGATTTGGAAAAAGCGTACCGCTGGCAAGATGCGAAAGTACGCTCATATGTAGATAATAGGCACATTGGCTGGATTCTATGATTTTTCCTCATATTGTATATATTCCGACGAGTACACAACATCCAGCCGTGCTTACTATACCAATGCTCGGTATTAGCATGAGTGCCGGGCAGACACCTCCTTTCTTATATATATCAAAAACATGGGCAACGGTTCCGTATATCGGATGCGGTTTAACGTACCTGATCATGGCGAGTTAATTTAATGGCAAAATGCACAACTTATAATTGTGTCTTGCTGGTTCAAATCCAGCACTTGCCACCATATAGACGTACCAATAAAACGGTACGTCTTTTTTTTATTTTACGAAAAAGAGAGGATGCTATGGACGATAACATGACGAGCAGTCTTGCACAGCAGGACGGGTTATTCGGCAGGGCGGCACCGGATATTAATATATCAGACTGGCTAATGCAGCAGGCAGAGCCGGAAGAAGAGCCTATATCGCTTGATAATCTCAAAGATGATGAGATAGATAAGATTATGGCAGCCGTGAAAAACGGTCGTGAAATAGCTAAAACGTACTACGAAGGTACGGTAGAGCCGGAGTTGATACGACGCCAACGGCTGAGAAGAGCTGATAGGCAGCTGTATAAGAGCAAATTCCCGAATCTCACGGAATACAGCAAATTCGTATCAATGGATTTCAACAACACGGTCGAATGGATAAAGCCGTCATTGGTTGAGGTATTTATTGGCACAGAATCACCGGTAACTATAGCCGGGGCTAATATCCAAAACGATGACAAAGCGACTAAAATGCAGCAGCTTATTGAGTATCAGCTGACGCGGAAAAACAGCTATACATCCATGGTGCATGACGTGATAGACGACGCATTAAGCGAAAATATCGGTGTTTGCAAGGCGTGGTGGAAGCGAGAAGAAAAGCGTGATAGATACAAAATGATGTTTGATGTCAACGATATGCAAACAGCTATGATGCTCACACAGGCGTCAATGAGCGGCGAAATAGAGATACAGTCTATTAAGCCGCTGAAGGATGCGGCAGATTTGTACGAAGTACAATTTGACCGGGTACAAGTCACGGCCAATTATCCGGTAGTCGAGTATGTCCCACCATCCGAATTGAGATATACGCCGGAGGGAAGCAATTTACAAGAATGCAAGTTCGTTGCCCATCGAAAGATTGTTAAAGGTGATTATCTCAAGCGTAAAGAGCAGGAAGGGATATATCAGAATGTCGATGAAGCGTTGGAGCATACCGGTGATGCTAATTACACCGATGACGATGTATATCACAATGAGACACTCAATAAAGGGAAAATGAAGACGGACGACGGCGACGACGCAAGTAAAGACGTAGAGCTGTATGAATGCTATGTAGATGTTGATTACAACAACGACGGCATATACGAGCATTTGATTGTGCATTGCGTGGGTGATACGGCATTGTCGATACAGACGAACGAATTTAATATCGCCCCGTTCTTCTCTATCCCAGGTATTCGTGATAGCCGCAAGATATTCTCTGACAGGTCGCTGGCTGAGGAAATAGAGGGGCTGCAAGATATAAAGACAGCTCTTGTAAAACAGCTGATTATCAACGTTGCTAAAACCAATGACCAACAGAAGTTTATAGATTATGAAAAAATTGCGGATGCTGACGCCATGCTATCTGGTGACGAATACGTGGCATGCAAGGGCGACCCCAACGCAGCTATATTCATACCGCCGCAGGCTCCCGTATCGCCGCTGACTATGGATTTAATCAATTACGCTGAGACGGAAATACAGAACCGCAGCGGGAGCACGAAATATAATCAAGGGCTTGACGCAGATTCGTTAAACAAGACGGCGACGGGGATAACGGCAATAATGGGGGCTGCCGACAAGCGAATTAAGCTGATGGCACGGCTCATAGCGGAAAACTGGACAATTCCAATGGTGCGGTTTCTTATTTTGCTCAATAAAAAGTACGGCGAACCAATACAGACGTTTAGATATAAAGACACAGAGGTATCTATCAGCAGCGACGAGCTAGATATAGACTATGACTTTGTTATCAACGTCGGCAATGGCGCAGGCACGAAAGAAGCACGCATACAGTCATATATGCTTTTGCTTACGAATGTATATCCGCTTCTTGCACAGGTTGGAGTAGCTACACCTAAATCCTACTATGCAGCTGGTACAGCATTGCTGGAAGAAATGGGATTGAAGAATACGCAAGAAATATTGCTTGACCCGGATAGCGAAGAAGCCAAGGCACAGCAGGCACAGCAGGCACAGCAGGCACAACAGCAGGCCATGGCTGTACAGCAAGCACAACAGCAGGCGCAAATGGCACTCAAACAGGCTGATATACAAGGCAAGATAGCGGTTAAAGCAACGCCGTCTATCAGTGCTGATATTAAAGAGCTGCCGATTGATGCACAGACGCAAATCATTAATAAGGCGACAGCAGGGACAACGACACCGCAGGACGTAGCGATGAAAGAGGTATTAAACCATGCATGAGATAGAGCGATTAAGAGAAGAATACGAAAAAGACAGCAAGAATCAGAAAAAGCGGCAGCAGTATTTAGCAGCTATCATCAGCCGTGGTGATAGAGCTAAAGACCTGCTGTTTTTTATGTCTGAATTATTGCGCAGCGAAGAAAGAAACACATTAAGCAAGTTGCTTGATAATGACGACGCATACAAAGCACAGCTCGATTATCAAGCAACTGTTAAGTTATACAATTACATCAACACGATTGTAAATATAGCAAATATGAAAAAGAAGAAAGCCGAGGGGAGTAAGACGAATGAGTGATTTCAAACTCGATTTACAGCTATTTGCTGACGAAGAACCTGGCACGACCACCGCCGAATCGATACCAGCACCGGATACAACGCAGACTACTACGCAAGAACCGACAACAACAGAGCCTGCAACTAATACAGAACCAGCGAATACCAAACCGACAGCACCTAAAGATGGCGATATTATGCTGGTTACTGACCCAAGAACAGGGCGTAAAACGATTGTGACTAAAGAGCCTGAACAACCTGAACAACCACCTGCACAGGAACCAGCAGAACAACAGTCTAAAGAGCCTGAGCAACCAGCGCAAGAACAACCACCTGCACAGGAACCGTTGATTCAGACTAGTGCATATACGCTTGATGAATTGAATGATGCTATTCGGCAGAACACGGTAAACGAAAGCCGTATTCCAGACGAATATAAATTCCAGTATCAGCAGTATAGACAACAGCAGGCACAGCGGCAGGCACAGTATCAGGCGCAGCAAAAACAGATGCAGGAACAGGCGCAGAAAGCAGCAATGGAACAGCAACGGAAGCTGTATGCAGATATTGACGAAGCGGCAAAGAAAAAGGCTATGCAGGATTTAGGCATTACAGCTGATGACATTAGCCTGTCTGAATATTCCGACGATGAAGAAACAAAGAAAAAAATACAGGAATATACAACCGCCGTTGCATGGAACCGACAGACGCTTATTAATGCCATGCAGCAGCAGCAAATGCAGAAACAGACACAGCAAAGCCAGCAGCAGGCTATTTATAAAAGCATTACAGATTTTGCAGAAGATAAACAAAAAAATGAGCCGCATTTTGCTGAAATTAACCAGCTATTGAGTACGCACTATCAAGAATTGCCGTATAAAGAAGCGGCAACTATTGCAAGTGCTATCAATGCATTAAACCAAGGTAACATCACAGAGCAGCAATGCAAAGTGTTGGAACAATATTATAACGATACCCGCACTTATTTTTACGGGAAACAAAACGACTTGACTAAACAGCCTAAAAAAATTCCAATCCCAAATGTAGAAAAGCCAGGTATGGGAGCGCAGACTAAACCGAAAGCCGTTGACTTTACCAAAATGCGGAGTATGGGCGACCGTGAACGCAGAGCGTTTATGAGCCGCTTTTTTAATAATTAGAATAACAAGGAGATTTAATATATGGCAGACGTAACACGTAATCTTGGCCCGTCCAAGAACCAATCTTATACCTATGATGCTATCGGGCATGCAGAAGATGTTAGCCCGATTCTTACTAACATTGACCCCGAAGAAACACTCTTTTACAGCAAGTTTGGCACCACTAAACCTGCTACAGAATTACAGTTCACATGGATGACCAAAGGCTTGTCTCCGGCACAGGATAATGCTTATAAAGAAATGGAAAAATACTCTTTCCAGCCATCTGGATCTATTCAAGGCATGTCGAACAATATCCAGTTCTTTAAAAAGAGTGGAATGATTACAGATGCACAACAGAAAGTAGCTAAAATCTACAAAAACGAACACGGCAGTGAAATTGCCGATATGAAATACGACGCTTATGTAGGTTTGGCTAAAGATATTGAATACATGCTTGTCAACAGCGAAACGAAAGTTGATGGTAGTTCAACCGTAGCACCTCGTAGCGGTGGTGTGCCGTTCTTTATGAAACGGGATTTAATTGACGTAACAGTGGATGCTTCGACTGGCGGTGGCGGCACTGGAGCAATTACAACTTCCACAGAATCCAACTTGAAAACAGGCGATATTGCTTACTTCATTGCCGATACAGTACCTACAGGACTTAAAGCAGGTTTGTACTACTATGTACGTGTAGATAGCAGCAACACAAAGAAACTCACACTGTTTGATACTCAAAAAGGTGCCGTTGAAAATATCACTGCTTTGCAGGTTAAACCGACAACAGCAGGAACAAACGTAAAACTGGTTACTAACAACGTCGTATCTTTGAGTGGGAAAGCTACTTTTACACTTGATGATATTAATACGGCAATGGAAATGGCGTTCAAACGTGGTGGCAAACCGACCGAAGCCTATATGTCTAGCGGCAAATTCAATGAATTTAGTAAAATGGTACTGGCTACTATGACAGCTACCCGTAAAGGTACGGATAAAAACGCCAAAGTATACGAAGTAGCTACATCGTATCAAGGGGCGTTTGGATTGGTTAATGCTAATATCCATCGTTTGTATCCTGATACACGTGTAGATATTCTTGATTTACAGTATTGGGACATGCGGTATTTCACAAAACCACATGAAGTAGCTGGCTTGGATAAAGACGGTTCGTATCAGAAATTCATGCTGGAAGCAGAACTCGGCTTACAGGGTACACAGCCTAAAGCTTCCTGCTCCATTGTAGATATTAAACGGTAGTATATTTTATGAGCGGGATGCAGAAAGTGTCCCGCTTTTTCTGTTAAGGAAGTGAAACGATGATTACTCAACAGAAACTATATCAAGACGGCGATAAGATATGCCTTAGAAACACTATCGACGTAAAACCATATATTGATGCGGCACGACAGGTCAATGAAATGGATAATGGCGGATGGTTTGGCGATAAGAATGAACGCATGCAGCTAATGGGATATATCCCGCCTGAGCTATGGACGGTTGACCCTTGGTTAATCAGCGCACGGAATGCACAGCGAGAGGGCGACATGCTGCATTATCAGCATTACATCAAGAAATTCTTTGATGTATGGACGCAGTTTAAAGTCAATCATAAACGTACTACATGGAATGGATATTCGGCGGTGCTGCTATGATACAGGTTAAAGAATTAATTAATCTTATACGCTACAAGCTGAAAGACAATAACGCTATCACATACAGTGACTACGATATTATGCAGGGCATTAATGAATGTATACGATACATTAACCAGTACTATTTGAACACTGATTTTCTTGAGAAGATTAAGCACTATAGACAGGATGAGATAAACAATGCCATTGATGAAGCTAATAAGACGAACGATACCGCCGTAGAGCACGTTTATTTTAGAGATACAGGCGTTGACCTGCCAGACGATTTTATTTCATTAGTGCGGATAGTACGGCAGTGGGATGGTAAGGATTTAGCACCATGCCCTGCTATTAAACCGCCTAGATTTGATGAATACAAGGTACTAGGAAATAAGATCTATGTCGGCGTTAAGGATTTTGACATGCTGTATGTAGCGGCTATAGCAAGTGTTACTGACGTAAGTGGAAGTATAGAACTGCCGGTAACATTTAAAGACGCACTTGTTAAAATCACAAACATGATATTAGCCAATAATCCAGATACAGACACAATGAATAGTGCGGTACAGGATATATTGGCGTCTATTGTTCCATTACGCAGGTACAGCAATGCTAAAAAACGCATGCCGTTTATTTGTTAGGTGGTGATACCGTGAAAGTAGAAAAAGCAGTCGCACGAATCAAACAGGAAACGCATGACATTAGCGATGAATACTCAACAGAGCGATGCATACAATTTTTAAATACAGCTATTCAACAGGTATCTTCCTTATTGATAGCGGCTAAATACCCCGTTCTGACAAAGGAAACGACAATACGTAACGGTGATAGCATCCCGAAGAATTATATGAATCTATGCGGAACTTACCCTATCAAAATGACGGATGGGCAAGCTATTATTACAGATGATACCTATCAATCAATTACTATTCGATATTTTGCCACCCCTGATTTGATAGAGGACGAAACTGAGGATATGCCATATACGCATGATGCTATTAACGATATTATTGTAAAAACTGCCGTGTTATTGGCACTCAATGAAAACGAATACGATATTACACAGGATAATAGCATTGTAGAAGCCTTGAAACAGGCGGTATCTTCTGGAATGAGTTGATAATATGGCAGAAGATAATAACACCACCAACAAAAACAAGCAGATACTTTATATGCCGGAAATACCGACAACTGTAAAAGGTGATGGACGATATGTATTATCACTTTTGCGTAAATATCTTAAATCAGTCAATGAGCAGGTCAATATTGCCAATGGCTTTACGCAAGATGATATAGAAGAAAACCAAAAAGGCGACTTTCCAAGACCGAAAAACTTTACGCTTACATTTGACAGAATGGGTGGCGTTTTAAATTGGGATGCGGTTGACAGTGATAAGTTGGCATATTACGAGTTGCGCACAAATGACTCGGTGGGAACTGTTACAGGTTTGTTGGAAAAAACAACTGCCACGTCATCTATCAAACTTCCGCCAACAGCGAGCGGGAAAGTATATTTATATGCAGTAAGCACAGAAGGAAAAGTGTCTAATCCAAATACGCTTACATATAATAAACGGCGCCCTGATGCACCAAGGGACATATCCCTCACAAAGAATAACGAAGGAACACTGATAACATTTCTCGAAATCCCGACCAATTGTATTGGTGCCAACATTTATATAGACGGTACAAAATACGAATCGCTAGACAATCTGTATTTGTACCCTGATAAAAGTATTACAGAAGTAGCCGTAGCCTATTTTGACCAATTTGGTGAAGGAGAGATGGCGAAATTCTCGTGTGTTGTGCCCAATGTTACTGGCTTTTATGTGGAAAAAAACGATGCCAATTTATATTTTTATTGGGACTCCGTATCAGTATATAACGTCACTTATATAGTAAAAATGGGCGTGACAAACCAATGGGAAGAGGGCGTTGAAATATTCAGATCCAAGACAAATAAACATCGTTATATCAGACCAAACCAAGGTGCAACGTATTTTATGATAAAGGCAGTAGATGACCACAATAATTATTCAGCAGATATAGCGTGGTTTTATTTAAATACAACACTCGAAATTAATAAAAATATCGTTCTTAATTTTGACCAAGAAACGGTTGGGTATAATGGTACCAAAATTAACTTTTATTATGATAGCAAAAGGCATGGGATTAAAACTGAAGATAATACTTTTTATGGTGAATATCTTATGCACTTGCAGTTACCACAAAAAATAAAAGCACGTAACTGGATAGATGACAAAATTAACGGCTTAACGGATAACAATTTGCGCGTTATGGATTTGACATTCCCGCTTAATGGTATTGAGGCAGAACGCTTTTATCTAAATGGTATTATTGGGGATTTAACTAATGTGACACTGAAAAAACAAATAGCACGTTATACTGGTGAAAACAGCGATATTTTTAACGCTATTGTTGATGGGACAACTGCTACAAAAAACGGCAAAGTGTTAACCGAACATAAAGTGTCTTTAGATTACACAAGATTTGACAAAGGGGCGTTAATTACAGATACCACTAGGCTAGAATATTCGTGTGATATTCCAAAAACATATTCCTTGTTTTTTTGGATGAAGAAAACGCAACTATTAAATGATTGCATTATTATGTCCCTTGCTTCAACAAAAACTAATAACAGAGTACAGATTGGCTATGATAATCAAAATAACAGATTTTATGTTAATGACACTGCTCAAAGAAAAGAATTGTACATACAAATCACAACAAGTGATAGGGATTGGCTGTTTATTGGGTTATCACAATCATCTGATACACGGACGTTTTTTATAAACGAATTAAATTATAACAATACACAATGTGTACAAGACTCTATTCCGCCATGTGGAACGTTTGATAATTTATATTTAAACCCAAAGGAGTGATAAGATGGACACTAAGGATACTGTAAAATTAAAGGGTGCTATCATCCTGACAGTAAAACATAAAAATGGAAGTGTGGAAACACGACGTAAAGATAACTTGATTTTATCCAGTGGTTTTGATTTTGTTTGTGATGCTATTGCCAATCCAACACGCCCAGCGGCAATGAGATTTACTGCTGTTGGCACAGGAACCACGGCGGTAGGGGCGTCACAAACGGCGTTAGTTACGGAGTTGGCGAGAAAAGCAGCAACGTATTCCCACAGGGCAAATAGCAAAGTATTTACATTAACAACAACATTTAATGCGGGAGAAGCTACTGGAGCAATCACAGAAGCAGGCATTTGCAATGCATCTAGTGCCGGTAATTTTTTAGATCGAGTCACGTTTGACGTAATTAATAAAGCGGCAGACGATACAATGACCACAACATTCCAATTCACGCTTTCTTAAAATGGAATTACAAAAGTCGGTAAAACCATACAAGCTAAACGAAGTAAATTTTCCGTTATCTGATGATAGAAACAAAAAGTTGTTACAAGAATATGGAATACGCACGTATAATGCATTAATAACAGAAACCATATCTTTTAAAGAATTATATCGTTTGGCATATAATGTGGTTAAATTTGAGAAAATTCTTTTGAGTGATAAAGCAACATTATCAATAGGTAAAAATATATTTGATTTTTTTGTTATAAAAGAAGCGTATTCTCGAAGACTACAAAGTATATTAAAATTTCTTGAAAATATAAAAATTGCAGAAAAGCCGATAAAAAAATATTCTCGTCTTACAAAAGAAAATGTTGCGATGCGTGATTTCGTACAAAGGCGCATCGGCCTTAATAAAGAGGAATTGATTCACATAATTAGTGTGTATTGGGATAACATACTTTTCTTTTTGCATGTAATCGAAAACATAGAAATAGGGGAATTGATAAAGAAAGAACCTCATATAAAGATGTTTGGATCTTCAATAAAACTTAGTGATTCTGTAAGGAAAAATATACAGTCATTAAAAAAAGAAAACCTATCTTTAATAGAAAAATACAATAAAAAATGGAATGTATTGCCGACGTTTCGAGAAACAGTAACTATAAACGATAAGGCAATAAATAACACAAGCAAAAAAATAAGCGAATACCTAACAATGGTAGATAAGAAGTCAATCCACGCAACAGCCACATTTTATGAACAACTTATTGCCAAAGATGCGTTTGACAGAAGAGTATTGTTTATACGTAAACTGAATAATGCGTTACATCTTCAAGATTTATCTAAAAAAAACACATCAAAATACATCAATGAAGACGACATAATAAATATATACGATAAATATGTGCGGGCTAGTAACGCATATATAGAAGCAGTTCGAGTTATGTCTGAAGCTGGAGACCAAAAATGGTTTGAGTCCATGAAAGACTCTATGTGTAATTATGAGAGTTTTTCTGATTTCTATGTTGGTGATTATGAGTATAAAAAAGCATGTATACGACTCGTGATGACATCCGATTTAACTGATTCAGCACCTACTATATATGACGTAGCAGCAAATGTTGACATTGATGATACCGACGATAGGGGAACAGCGAAAATAACCGACACAACAAACCCCACAAAGATTTATTATAACAAGCATTATTATAATGCCCCCGAAGTACAGGTATCTGTAAACAGTGGCACAGGGAGTCAAACCGTAACGCCGTATATATTACGTACTGATGGGATGGATAACGATAAACGCTATTTTGAAGTGGAATTGCGAAACGATTCTAACGAAAGAGTAGCTGGATATATTTCATGGGTATCTAAAGGATGGTGATATAATGCAGGAGTTTTCAGCACTTAATATGACAGAAAATGCTGTTACAGCCATACAAAAAATGCAAAAAAGCATAGAAAGTACGGCGTCTAATTTTAGCGGAGCAGCGTTTCCGACAGAAAACTTACAAATCGGTATGCTGTGTATGCGTACTGATTTAAATAATAATATATATAAACTAACAGCAATCAATCCTGCAAAATGGGAGCAAGTGGGCGTAGCGGCTACAACTGCAACTAAATTATATACGGCTCGCACGCTTAAACTTACAGGAAAAGCGGTTGGATCTGTTTCCACAGATTTTTCCGGCGATGCGTCTATAAACGTAACAAGCGTAACGGCTGATACTGCAAAAAAAGCGGATAGTGCGACAACAGCAACAACAGCTACCAACGCAACAAATGCCGATAATGCAAAAAAAGCAGTAAGTGCTACAAGTGCTACAAGTGCTACTAAACTAGACCATAATGTTAACATTAGTTTGACTGGGGCTGTAACCGGGAATGTCACAACCAATTTAGCAGATGGGACACTTAATCTGCAAATGGCAGGAGATGCCAACCAATTTAAAAACATTACGGTAACCGGCTCACAACAGCCCAAAAAATATATAGATTTACAAACAAAGAGGACAAGTTCTATTGACTCAAGTTGGACGGAAGGAAGCGGCAACATATCAACAGCATACAGAAGGTATGAATGTGAAGATAATGAAATCCCAGCAGGAACGTACAGCCTGCAGGATATATTGCAGCGGCTTGTTAATGCGTGCCACAAACACTATATAAGAGGTATTACAGTAAAAAGTAATTGTGATTGTAAGTGTGATTGTAAGTGTGATTGTACTGGCGGCAACGATGAAGAATAACATCAAGTTAGGAAGAATATGTATACCACTCGGCATTAAGTGTAATTTATCGTGTGAATATTGTTATCGAGATATATGCCGAAAAGAAATACCGCGTAAAGCGACAAACAAGTTTTTGTCATATTTAAAATCGTTAGACACAAGCACTTATGCGGTCATATTTAGTGGCGGGGAACCGTTGCTTTATATAGATACAATAAGGAAAATAACCGGTATCCTTCCTAAACATATACACAAAAAAGTAATGACAAACGGGTTACTTCTTACTGAAGAATTGGTTGATTATTTTAATAATAACGATTTTGAGGTACATATATCACACGACGGCAAACATACCAAAGAATTGCGGGGACAAGACGTATTTAAAAACAAGTTACAACTTATAAAAAAAATACGATATTTACGAATTGTATCGGTTATCAGCAATCAAAATACAAATGTTATGAAGGTATACCAATATATACAAAACAAGTTGAATAGACCGTTTTATTTCGAAGCAAGCCCGATTATCCCAACTGGGGAAAATGATAATTTAATAACAGGGTTTAATTATGATAGGTTTGAAAAAACATTGGCGGAAGTTTTGAGGATACGAAATAAATCGCCATTCGAATGGTATCACAACAAACCGAGTGGTATGGGATTAAATGTGCTATTGGATGGCAGTATTGTAGGAATGGGCACGCTTAATAAATACGGTACGGTATGGGATACAGAAGAAACCATTCGCAACAACTTTTTAGCCAAAGAACAAAAAGGCATTGCATATTGTCAGCAATCAATATGTTCTATAAAACCATGTTCTATGAATAAAAGCCTTGCTTGTCAACACATGTGCAGAATAAATCGTATACGACACGATATAAATGATGAGGTGTAAATATGATAAATAGAGTTAACTTGATGATGGGGAATAAATGTAATTTCCATTGTCGGCATTGTATACAAAACGATTCAGTAAAAGACCAACCATTAGAATTACCTAGTGATAGGGTAATAAAATATATCAAACGATTGGCAAATATTCGCCCTCAAGATAAAGGCAAGCTAGATATATGTTTTTGGGGTGGCGAACCACTAATGTACGTGGATGTAATACGATATGTCGTGGAAAAGGTAAAGAATGCAGAATATACAATTGTAACCAATGGATGGTTGCTAAACGAAACCATAGTTAACTATTGCAATGAACACAATATAACCGTAGTGCTTAGCAATGATGGTATACACACATCCAAAGTTCGTGGTAAAAACATGCTTGAAAACAACCGGTTTATACACTTGTTTAAACGCCTAGAAAATAAAGGTGTTGATTCTTGTATCACGGCATATAATCAAGATTATTATGCGTTATGGGATTATATAGAATCAAAGCTAGGCAAAGATATACCAATTTTTCATGAAATGCTAGAATGCACATGGGACATGCCAAAAGATTTGTATGCGTTTAACCTAGAAAACTATCAAAAAACAATGGATACGATTGTGGAGAATGCATATAACAAGCTAATACACGGAGAAATAGGCAGAGAATATATGCTTATTTCAGATACAGTAAGTCGCATGTGTAAAATTGTTGATGGCAAACCGGTACAAGAATATAAGTGTTCCCAAATGCGTAATATGATAAGCATTGATTTAAAAGGCAATGTATATGCATGTCATAATGCGTGCAAGGTATTGGGGACGGTGACAGAGGATCGAGAAGTACTGAAAGAACGATACAACAAATATCTTCAAAATAAAAAGTTGGATGATTGTAAGCTGTGCGAATGGCGTAGCGTGTGTGGTAATGGGTGCCCTAATTCATACGATGTTTTCCCTGGCAAAGCCTCGTCTTGTGAGGTAAAAAAAATATTTATGTCAGCTTGCATGAGCTTTCTAAAGAAATTACAAAACTCGCTAGAGGATGTAGACTTGGAGGATAGTTATGATTGTGATTAGACGCCCGTTACAAAATGGCGAAAAGAATAAAGTGGATTATGATATTGATTTGAATAACGACAGTATCACATTTTCTTTTAGTACAACGTATATGGGGCAAGATGTAAAAGATAGCGTATCAATCCCGTTCAGCACATATAAGGACGTCATATTGCATTTGTCTTTACAATTAACACATAAAATAGAAACAAGGTTATATCCGCTATATGAATTGCAATCGCGGTATAACGTAATTAGCGAAACAAACAATGATGCGTTTGTTCTTGCACGCATATCTATTAATGAAACTTGTGATGACATAGTAATCTTTTTAAACAGCCCGACGGATTACACCTGTAAGGTAGCCAAGACGATAGACTGCGAACCAAACACATCAAAATCGAAAATGATGATGATGTATTCGCCGTATTATACCAAAAGAGCTGAAAATATTCGTAAAAAGTGGGATATGATGGCAAACCTTGATATATACGATACCGTTACATATCTTGAATCACAAGTAGATGCATTAACAAAAATCGCCTTGGGTAATAACGGTGAAGATGTTAAAGATGTATTAAAAGCGGCTGATGAACATAGCGTGTTTAATATAAAAAGCAAGGAAAAAATGATTAACGAAATGCACAAAGATAAGGCAAAAATTCGTTCGTTGCAAAAGGAGTATTATGACAAAGCGTAAAAAAATAGTACTAAAACTTGGTGGTATGTGCAACTTACATTGCAAAAATTGCCATTGCATGCCACTTAAATTTGAGTATAATCCGGATATTATAGACCGGATCAATCGCAATCAAATAGAGGTTATTCATCTTGGCGGTGGAGAACCTTTTATGTACTTTGATTTAATCCGCAAAATAGTCCCAAAGATACATGTAAAGCAAATCGGATTAACCACAAACGGCACGTTATTAACCGATGAAATAATTGAATTTTGCAATAAGTATAATATACGAGTTGCTTTTTCTTATGATGGTCAGAACAGCAAACGTGACCCCGTTCTACCTGATTATGAAAGAATAAAAAAACTAAAACACATTGGTACATCCTCTGTTTTCTATCATGGCAATACCGATATACGACAGATGGAAAACGACTTACACAGGCTTGGCGAAATTTACGATATAGATTCGTGTAAAAGAAACATCACATTTTTGCCAGCATTTGTACATCAAACAAAAAATGCACCAAACAGCGACACTACAAGAGAAGATGCTAAAAAATATATTTTGCAAGTAGGTCGTTTATTCGAACTTGGATTTATACAGTACAACAAAAATCAAAAATATTCATTGGGTGCTGTATTTAACTTTATTCGTCATTATTTGAATCACAAACCATATACGATTGGATGCAGGTGTTGCAATCCTAACAATGTGTCGTTGGCTATTGATGGACGCTTTATACTTTGCCCATATGGAAATGATTTTGTTGGCGATATATATAAAGGCGTAGACTGGGGAGCAGTAGAAAAACATATACCGGATAAATGCAAGGCATGTGCATTGCGTAAATATTGCGGTACGTCCTGCGTAGCTCAAATTACGGATAACGAATGTTATATTTTTAGATGTTTGTACAGACATTATAAAAAGTTGTTAAAAAAGTACAACATAAACGAAAAAGAAATTCTTAGTTTAGATTTTGATTCATAAAGGAGATAATACTATGGAAAAAGAACATGTAAACGTATTTAGTGAAAATGGCGAAATAACAGCTGCTCCTGCATTTGACAGCCCTGAAGAAGAAGCAAAATACTACGAAGAAGAACAAAAACGCAAAGAACAAGAAGAAAGCCACAAAGCACCAGTATTTAGTGAAAATGGAGATGCGGAATAGGTGATTCTATGGACTTAACTAAAAACGTCAACGAAATAATTACAGATATGGCAGCTGTAATAGATAACTTAAAAACCGCACTGGATGGTAAACTCGGAAAAAGTGATAATGCGGTATCAGCTACTAAGCTACAGACAGCTCGTAAAATTAACGGCGTCGCATTTGACGGTACAAGCAATATATCTGCACCGTGGTCAATTGTTAATAACTCAGTAAAAATAGATTTAACAGATTCCAAGTATGACCAAGATACCTGGTATCCAGTAAAATACAATGGTTTCACTCTGCAAGACGTAAATATAACGCACACATGCTATGCTATCCTTGGTGATGGCGATAATCCGACGTGGGGTTCCCACAATAATGGGTTCACGTCTATTAAGTCGGTGACGCTAACAAACTCAGTTTGGGGAAACTATAGTAAAGTAGCATATTTTACTTTAAATCAAGAGTTGTGGGTAAAGAATAATCAATCCCATCCATCAATTATTCCGTACTTATTTACAGAAGATGCGAACGGCTTTTTCTGGTATCTGCGTGGCGGCGGTATTTATTATCTGTATCTTGAGAATAAAAGTTTACAAGCTACTATATATACAAGTAGAACAACTTTTGCCAATAATCATTATACAGAGCCAACTAAAAATCCGCCAGCAACTAATATATCGAACAGATTAGTTACATCTGATATGCTACAGACCGTAGCTACGTCCGGGTCATATACCGACTTGAAGAACAAGCCGACAATCCCAAGCAAGGTATCTCAACTGACTAATGACAGCGGGTACTTGACTGGTTCAACTGGTGTAACTTTTACAATCACAGATTAAGGAGCTGATAGAATGGCAAATCCAATAAAAAAATGCGTGCTTCATGGTGCAGTCAATAACGAGACCGTCGACCTGTACCCACGCACGAATTTAGCGTCGGTCAGTGACATGACAGCGTTTGCAAGAACGCTCAACGGAGCGGCAGACGCAGCGGCGGCACGAAATACGCTTGGAACCACGACCCAAGCGGCACTCATTAATATTATCTATCCGGTCGGCTCGGTAATCACGCTGACAAATGACACCGACCCGAACAAAATTTACAGCGGTACAACGTGGGTCAAAATGGATGCAGGGCGTGTACTCGTATCAGCGGGCACGTACACCGAGGGAAGCGATACGTATACTTATACACTCGGCGACAAGGGCGGCGAAGCCAAGCATCAACTCACTGTCGATGAGTTAGCACAACATAATCATTCAGCTAGTATAAGCAGTGTTGGTAGCCATGCTCATGGTATCCGTCGCAGACTTGGTTACACTAACGATGCAAATGAAGTATCATCTTGGGGTACTGGTCCAGCCTATTATAGACTGAGCGAAGTAGCGCAAGCCTCAACGGAATATGCCGGAGGCTTTAATCAAACAATTTCAGTAAATAATACCGGCGGCAACAAATCGCATGAGAATAGACAGCCATATACTGTTGTCAACATATGGCACAGAACAGTTTAAGCGGTGCGTTTCCACATTTGTACGACAGTGTACGGCGAACGGTTTTCATGTGGTAAATTTCCGCCAGTGTTCGAGATACTCCCTGTGTGACTGTGGCTTGCATTTATAAATGTATTCCCGTTGCCCTGTTTACCGCCTTCAGCAGATACATGACTGCTTCCGTATTTTTTTACACTGATAATCCCGTCAGCTGTTCTATTATTGTATTCGGGTGCAAAATTATCATATATATTACCGCTAAGAGACGAGCTGCTTGTAACTATGCTATGTGTATGTTGTGCTAACTCATCGACAGACAATTATTTATACTCTGTCGATGAAATGCCAACTCATAGTCATAGTGCGAGTGTCTCGACTGTCGGAAACCACACACATACAGTTGGATGGGCAGATGAAAATTCACCAAAACAAAATGGAATTGATTCAGAATCAAATACTCAGCAAAATCCAAAAATGTATACAACTACATCAGAAAACGGCATGCATACACACACGGTTACAATTAACAACAACGGAAACGGAATAAAAGCAAACAACATGCAGCCGTATACAGTCGTTAACTACTGGAAGCGTACAGTCTAAGCCGTTCTCTTCCATCTCGACACTACTTCATACGGCATGCGGTTTTCATGCTTAAAATTACTGCCAGTCAGTGCAATGCTTGCGCTAAGACTATGCGCCCCTGCGTTTGTCGTACTTCTGTACCATCTTGGTGGATTGTCTGTACCATCGAAGGCGTTTTGCCCATTACCACTTGCAGTATCCGAATCGCCGACGCCGTGCGAATGATTCCCAACACTGCTGATAGAAATACCGTGACCATGTGACGCTAACTCATCGACAGTGAGCTTTGAAAATAGTAAAAAAGTCAAGCGCAATCACGACAAACTGTTATAAATGCATGGCAAATCTAGGTTAAAGGCGGGAACATGTATGGAGTAATTGCAAAAATAAGCGAATTTCAAAAGCTGCATTTGGCGAAAGAAATGGCACAACAGAGCGGACTGCACG